ACTTAATATTATATAATTCATGGCCAGCCCAATTTTGGTCACACCAGACATCAGTTTCTAATGCTAATTTTCGAATCCGTTCGTTCATTCTTCAACTCCGAAATCTCTTTTGATAATTACTTTACATTGTGCGGCACCTGAAGCGAATTCATGCATATTGCGAAACTCACCTGCACCCTGAACTGCACCACAGATCAGCATACATTCCCGAACCATCAACCGAGCAAATTCAAGGAATACAGGATTGAGTTCTTCCATCAATGCTTGACGGATATCTTCCATACCTTCACGAGGAGTACCCTCGACAGTTTGCCAAGATTGGTTGATCAAGGCTTGAATTCGTTCGTTCATTTCGTTTGCTCCTTGCTGTCTATGTGTGTATTATGTGCTCAAACAAAGACCCTGTCAAGTAACGGGCTATTTAACTCCAAACTTGTCAACGATATCAAAATAGACAATTTCCATACCGTAGGCAATATCGCGGTCCTTTTCGCTACCTTGATAACGCAGAGCAATTCGCTCTTTCAGGTCTCCCAGTAGTTCCTTGATAATCAACTCGGCGAACTTTTCCAAATCTAGGTTAGTTTTATCTAGGTCTATATTGTCAGACAGCATAAATTGTCCATCGGACAATTCAATGTATCCTTTTTCTAAGGTAGCACCGGCCCGCACTGCAAGTTGTTCAATTCGTTCGTTCATTTTGACCTCACACAACGATAGTCAGTAGACTTGATGCCCATCTCTTTTGCGGCATCATGGCATAGTTGTTGACCATGAAACTCACCGATAGGACGCCAATCATTTTTAATATAATTAACATTCATAGCAACGATGGTCCAGATCACTAGAATATAAGTCATTATTCAACTCCAAAATGTTCTTTCAAAATTTCACCAATATTCCAGCCCATATTTTCTGCTTGATTCACTTCGGTAATATGAGCACATTCCTTGACAATCAACTCGGCGAACTTTTCCAATTCTTCTCCGGTGAAGAAATACCCCCATTCCTTAGGATCACCTTGATGGAATTCCTTTTCGTTAGGCAGAATTTGAACAGCCAATTCACGGATTCTTTCGTTCATTTTTTAACTCCGAAGTACATTTTCATTTGTTTTGCGGTTCGCTTACACCAGTCTAACTCCTGTTTGGAATAGACCGGCAAAACATTATTCACAAATATAGCACATTCCCGCACAATGGCTTCGGCGAATTTTATTTCTTGCTCTGTTGCTGCTGATCCATATACTTGTTCAGCAATCTGGCGAATTTTTTCGTTCATCATTCTACTCCGAAATGCCGATACAAAACTCCCCTAGCCCACATACCGTCCTCAGCACCATCATCTAGCTGTGCGGCAGATTCTCGAATCAGTTCAGCGGCAAACTTATCAAAAACGTCTTCACTGACAACATAGAAACCGTCACTGCGACGGTTCATCTGTGACATACCAGCTTTTACAGCAAGCTCTCGGATACGTTCGTTCATGGTTCTACTCCAAAACTACGATCCAAATTGAACTCTTGTTGAATACTCCACACACAGGCACGAACTCCATCATGCCAAGTATTACCTTTAATCAAACCATCACCGGGATCACTAGCTGCTTTGATACATTTTTCAATGAGCAACTCGGCGAACTTTTCATTATACACTTCACGATATTCTTCCATACATTGTTCAATGTTATGGACTCGTTCATAAATTCGCTTTTCATCCAAAGCATAGTTTCTAGCCTGTAGAGCAAGTTCTCGAATTCGTTCGTTCATACTGTTAAACTACCTTTCTGCTTGAGACTCTCTTGATGTTCTTCCGGTGTACGATTCACACACAGACCACCATCATACAGCATAGGCTGACCGCACCACGCTAGCCATTCTAGAGTAGGTAGTGTAAATTTCCTGACGGTTGTGTTCCATGCCATTTTGAATTCTTCGTTCATTTCTTATCTTTCACCCAGAGGCAATCAAAACATAGACGCATCATAGCACGAACGAAAAAGTTTGGCACCTGATTTTTTGCCGGACGATAGACTAATCCTACACCACCAGGCCTGTTACCGAACATGTAACATAGCCAATCGGAATGTTTCGGCAGTTTTAAAATTTCATAACTTCCAGTAGGTGCAGAATTTTTATCCACGATTAAACTTCTTTCTTCATTAAAGTCCAAGAACCGTCTTTATTATCGATCCATTCGACAGTATCACCTTCCCTCAAATTAAGTTGTTGAAGAACTTCTTCCGGCAAAGTGATGTATTGATCGCCGTCCTCACCCTCTTCAACAGAAAGAGTCCAAGTTTTATTCTCCATCGCCATCACCTTTAATCCAACCGCATTCGGAACCACAACTAGTTCCACTCCAGGGTTCATCACATTTTGGACAATTACCTTCGTCCTCATCTTCATTCTCTTCAAACTTATCCCATTCTTCTGTATGTTCATCACATGCAGTATAAAGCCAAGTCTTGCCGCGAAGTTTGCCTGGCGCACCACATTTCTCACATGTTCGAGCACTCATACTCTCAGCCATGCTAATCATTGCATATGTAACTTCATTACCACCATCAATATAGAAACGTAGAGTGCCGAATTTTTCTTTTACCTGTACTGCAATTACTTGTGGAATCGGTTCTTTTACTTCCCGCATCTTTGCAGTTTTTAGCCAGAGTTGAAAATACTCTTCTTTCTTCTTCTCATCAGTACTAGAAGTAGTAAAGTATTCGTCATACGCTTTTCTATTTCCAGAGAGAACTTGCTCAAGCATATTATTATGCTCAGTATCAATTCGGTACATCCTTTCAGACCAATCAATACTATGCTGAATATTTTGACATAATGCATCGATGATGTTATACCATCCGTCTCCGCATTCAAAACCCCAGCACATAGCAGTGGTTCTCATATCTGCATGGCGATTCACAAAAATCTTCGGATACTTTTCACACAGCTTTTCATCAAGTTCTGGACTCATAATTATTCTTGTTCCTTTCTGCCAGCAGGGCGTCGGCATATTTATAAGCCCACTCCGCAAAGACATCGGGCACATTGTATTCGCCGGCTAATAGCCCCTGCATCGCCTTCGCCGCAAAGTAATCGCGCAAAGTCATGCCCTCGTAGTGCCAAGTATGGGCGCTAGTCGGAAACGCCGGTCCTCCGGTGTCTTTCATGTCTTCTGCCTGCTTCAACACACTTTCATCAACAAGGATCTTTTTCACAGTATATAACCTTTACCTTTCAAGTCTTCAACATCAAGTTCGAAATAAGGATAAAGAATTGTACTGGGCACCGGCTCAATTGTCAAGACTCTTTTCTGTACATCATCTGGCCATTTTCCTTCCAGATCCTCAGAGCCCCACTTATAAAGAAAATTAGCCCAAGAAAGTCCGCGGAATCGATGCGCCCTATTCTGTTCAGTGTAGCGGCTATCGTCCGGCTCCGGTCTTTTTGCTAATCGAATGTAAGAGTTCCAAACCCGCCCGTGTGCATAATCATTGATACTCGATTCTTTCGGCAGATACTTAATTGCTCTTAAGAAGTAATCACCTTCGCCGAAACCGTAATGAAAACGTTCGTCCCAGAGTCCAATTTTACGCACAGAATTTGGCGTATGCATACAGACCATGTCGCCTGCATCATCTGCATAAAAATCATAATTATTACGAATAGAGACTAGACGTTGAATCCAGTCTTTTTCCCATACTGTATCGTCTTGTGAAGTAAGAACAATATCACAATCTGGTTCTGCGAGAGATTTAAAGCCGTGAATGATGGCAAGATTCCACATACGTGCAAGCATTGCAGTAGCAAAATCTGGTTGTGCCACATTATGAATGACTTTCACATGTGGCACATATCTCGGATCTATTGAGAAATTCGTATGATTGTTAATTATATTGACTTCAATGTGTACATCTTTAACTCTATCGAGACATTGAAATCCGTCAAAAAGAGTCTTTAAATTGTTATTCAGTGCATTAGCGTCTTGCCATGTCAATATAAAAACTTTAACTTTCATTTCAATTTAGCATCTACCGTCATCATCAAAATCGTCAATTACATGACCAGAATCTGTTCTCGAAGAAACGACAGGTTCTACAATTTCTAGATTACCGTCAAAAGGAAAACCTGCGCCCCGTAGAAAGTCTTCCAGTTCAGGAAGAACTTCATAGAGATAATCAGTTTCAAACTCGCGAATAGAACGAGTTGTCCCTTCAGTAGCAATTAATTGAAATTTCACTTAGATTCTCCATATTGAGTATCTGCGAATTGAACACCCTTCCCTTCTTCTTGCGGCTTGATATTAGCGGAAGAACCACGCTTAGTCGGGAAACGCTTCTCAATACTTTCAGAAGTTACAGTCTGAAGCACAAACTGCTTAAAAGTATTGTAATCATTTGAAACTGTAATCGTCTTTGCAACACCAGCTTCTAGTGCATTAAAGAAAAGAACACAACCGCCTTGAACGAGAGGTGCAATTTCAACAACATTCTCAAGATTCACAATTAACTTACAATTCTTCGGTTGTACCGAATCAACTTCAATAAACATCATAGGACATCACCTTTCAATAAAAAAACACTTTGTACATTATGGCTATAAACAAAAACAGCAAGAGAAAAAGACAAATTAAACCATATTTTTTGATTCTTTGTCTTCTATATATCTCTTGCTGTAGTTTGCATTGATCTATGAAAAACTCAAAGTTGGACACGACATTAATTTGTCTTAAACTTTGCAAATAGATTTTCGTAGTAAGTAACAACTGCTTTTGACAATTGAGCTTCTGCATCAATCATATTTTGCATTGGCTTACGCAGCGATTCTTCAGTAACTAGAGTCTTAAGCATATTACTCTTGGCAGAAGAAACTGCATCGATATAAACGTTTAGTTGTTGCATGGGTATGTCTCCTATTAAATAAACTATTTATGCTGCAGCGCACAATTAAATGAAACCAACTTTACTCTTTTTAGTGAAAGAGACATTCTTAATTTGGTTATCAGAGTGAAAGATTTCTGCAAGAGAAATATCACTCTTATCACCAATTTCAAGATTGATATTCACTTTCTTTGCAAGATGAAGAGATTCATCTACAGAAAGATTTCTAAATTCAAGAATATCATAGCACCTACCAGGACGGATTAGTGCCGGATCAATGTCTCGAACAGAAGGAAGATTCGTAGAGAAAATCATCTTCTTTTCTTTTGTAGAAACAAGACCATCACCGACGTTCAGAAACTTATGCATCATCGTATTACCTTCTTGACGCGACTTTAGAAACAAGTCTGCATCTTCGATAATAAAGATGGACTTATCACCTTCAATAAATGAGGAGAAGATATAATCTTTATCGAGAAGTGAAGAATCATACGTCACGATGGCAGACTTATTCGTATGTTGAAGCAATCCGCGAATAAAGGTGGTCTTACCAGTGCCAGGCGGTCCAAACAACAACAGAATAGATGCTGACGAATTAATGTAATCGTCATAATATTCTTTGATCGGGCGATTAATGAACGGATACATTTCATCAACCGGCATCTTGTCATTTGTAAGAGGAATACTTACAGCATCGCCGTTCGTAGAATAAATCCATTCAATATTCGCATTGACAATTTCAAACTTCTCCGAAATGTCAGAAACGAATTTCTTAATAAAGTCTTTCGAGCCAGTAATTTCAGTTTCAATGTGATTCTGATTAATTTTGTATTTGATAAGAGTATCAGTTTCTTTACAATGAATTACACCGCTAGTCGATTGAAATTGACAAACGTTGAAGTTATCATTTTCAAATTGTTTTTCGACATAAGTCTTCCACGTATTACGAGAACACATGAAACTGATTTTTTCATGAAAGGTCTTTACTTCAGCATTAAAGCGCCGAAGCATAATCTTATTCTCGAAATGCTCATCGACAGAATAAGAGCCAATGAAAGATTCGTTTTCCGGGTATTGTGTCTTCATTTTAAATGCTTTTTCTTTATCTTGAAATGTGATATATTTTCTTTTCTTGAGTTTTTTTATTCTTCTAGATAATCTAACCAAAGCAGACATTTCATTACTTTCTTGTTCCGATATATCGTCCATGCTCATTAAACTGGTCAGCATTAATTAGTTGATATGCAGATACTCGCCGTTTATCTTTATAAACTCTAATTACGCCGCCATCTTTCTTGATATTGTAGATGTTTGTCGATAGCCTGTAAAGCACTTCTTCTTGGTCCGTGCCCTTGAGTGCGTTACGGATATCTTCTGGAGAAATGGGTTGACCATTTTTCAGAATTGCCGCAATCTTTTCGTGACGATTAATCTTCGTATTGCGGCGCATTTTAATATTCCACACTTTCTACATTGGTTTCTTCAGCCGCCACGGGAGATACGGGAACCACAACCTCTGCATCAACCTTCGTATAAAGATCAATAAAGCTATTTTTCGTATCAGTATCATATCGCGAAACACAATACTCAATAGCCTTCTTACGATTATTGAAGATTGAATATGCTTTCACAATATGCACAAGGCGTCGGGTAGAAATTACTTCATCGATAGCACCTTCATTAAATGTCTTGCGAATTACTTCAGCCCACTTAACGAGATTCTCTGTGAAACTCTTATCAGTGCAAATCTGATTTAGAATTTCAAGTTCGATTTTAGATGAAGGATAATTCTGCTCAATGGTAATCGGAAAACGTTCCAAGAATGCAGCATCTAGAATTTGTGCAAGATACTTGCCCTCATCTGAGCCAAGACCCTTGGTGTTTGCAGTAGCAATAATGTTAAAGCCAGGCTTCGGTTGAACATACTCGCCAGACTTTTTATTAAAGTATGGTTTACCTTCTAGAATACCTTGAAGGCAGAGAAGTTTATTTGAACCACGATCTACTTCATCAATAAGAAGAACAGAACCGCGTTTCATTGCAATCATCACAGGACCGTCACGATAAACAATGTTACCGTCAATAAGAGTATTCGTACCAATTAAGTCGGATTCATCAGTCTCAATTGAGATATTCACTCGAATACATTCACGCTTCAGTTTAGCGCAGGCTTGTTCGACCATGAGTGTCTTGCCGTTACCAGAATGACCGGTAATAAAGACAGGGAAGAATTGCTTCGAGCGGATAATCTTCACCATCTCATTATAAAAACCGAATGCAATAAAGCCTGGGAATTCTTCCGGTACCGCAGAGTCTGAGTCATCTTGCAGTTTCTTTTGCTTCAGAACATGCACATTTGAAACTGGTTGCAGAACTGAAAGAGCGGGCATTGGTTCTGTTGCCGCCGAAATTTGTACAGGCTGAACCGTACTATTCACATTTAGATTCGGAAGAATATAACTTCCGCGACCGGAACGATATTCCGGCTTTGTCACAAACCAGTATGGATACGGAACAGAACGTTCATCGACTACCTTCTGAATTTGTTCTCGGTTCAGAATCGCACCTGCACCGAAAATGTCGGTAGCAGCATCGATGAACAACATTGCATTATTTTTCATTAATAAACCTCATTCAAAAAATCACAATAAAGTGATTGTGACATAGCAAAGAAAAAATGGCAAGTGTTTTTTACATGCCAAAATGTTGTTTCAGAAGTGCTGGATATTCCGATGCTGGAATCCTTTGATCAACAAAACCAGCAATTAAGTTAGAACACTCCTGAACCAGCAGCTGAGAATGCTTATAAAGCTCATGATCATAGTTTGATGACCAATCAACAATTCCATTTTCTGGTTTCCAATCTTCATCACTCCACAGTACAAATCCTGCATCATTAGCAATACTCCTAAATTTTTCATTCATGATATTATGTCTCGCGCTTACTTTCAAAGTATTCATCATCAAATATGTCTGAGGTGTCTAATATATCATAATATTCTTCCTTTGAAGTTACACGTTCAGCCCATTCTTCAGCATCTTTTTGTGTATATTCACGCTTGAAATTTCGAATTAAGTCTTTCCGATATTGTTTTTCATTACTCATTCTGTTGTCTCTTTAATCGTTGTTGTGTTTGTATCCATTCTTTTGCCTGCGGCGAATACTGTTTAGAACCAGTTTGCTTTCTAAAATGTTTAAAAACTTGATTTAAACGGGCATCATGTTTATCTTTCATTTCTTTAGAGGCATATCTTTTATCAATATTATTATCAACTTCATGGTAATTATCGCCGAACATTTTTTTATAATGTTCTTTTGCGTTTTGAACATCATTCCAGCTTTGTTGTCTTATATCTTCATCAACTTCTCTTCCGCCACGTAAACCTCTTTCAATATTTCTCTTATGCGAAATTGAATTTTTCGTATGTACAAAAACCATATGCGTCTTATAACCAAGAGATTCTAGATGATCTTTGATTTTAGCATATTTTTCTGGGTTAGCACCAGTTCCATTGATAATTAAGCCATTTCTGCCTTCTTGAGAAAGATTCTGCATCTTTTGTGTAGTTTCCTTAGCACCGGAACGAAGCACATCTCTTTTTTCTTCTTCTTCTTTGGGCATTAACATACTTAAACCGTGTTTCTTCATTGCATGTTCAAATGCAATATCAGAATTAATTTCTCGAAGGCCATGCCCGTGCAGTGTGCGGCTCATTACATAGTCTTTACCGGAGCCTGGACCACCAGCCATGAATACTGCGTGGAAAATACCCGGATCATGCACGCCTTCATTGAAAAGAAAATATTGTTTAAATCTTAGCATAGGTAACTTTCTTTATAGAATAAAGTTACCTGTATTTATGTTTTACTTTAGATTTGAAAGATCACCGCTTTTTAGTGCTTCCATGTTTTGTTTCTGCCACGACCAAAGCTCAGTAAGGCGAAGAAAAACGGGTCCAACACACACAGGTTCGAATCCTGGTCGTTCAAGCAGTGTGGTCCAACCATTGACCACACTGGAGCAGGAAATTGTGACCTCGTTCTTCTTACGCATTTCACCATCCGAATGGTTCTACCGACTTTTGTTCCGTTTCATTAGGTTTAACGATAGCTTGTTCTGCAATCATCTTTTCAAAAGTATTAAATGCCTTGTCAAACTTCATATTATAAAGTTCTTTTAGACCAATCACAATATTCATCATTCGATCTTCATCTTTGCTTTCAATTGCTTGAAGCACATAATCAAGATCATCAACAATACCCCAGCATTGCATGATTTGTTGTTCAAGATCAAAACGTGTATTAGTCATAATTAAGACCCTTTCACTTCTTTAAAAGAAAGATACCACTTTCGAAAATTAAGTTTTCGAATGTTTTTGATATCTATGCCATTTACCCTGCAGTAATTCCATGCATCGAGATAGTAATCAAATTGTAGTTGCATAATTTACCAATCAGATACTTGTTTTTCATCAATAGATTTTGCAATGGCTTTAAGCCTCTGAACAAAATCAGTCAGTTCGTTTTCATTATAAACATTGATAAGGCGGAAAGTAAGCCAGATCAGAAATTCACGGTCAGTCATATATTAGATCACATTCATCATAATACCTTCGCGAAACTGTTCAAAAGTACCATAAAACTTTCGATTATACTTCGGACTATTCAGTCGACCTTGTGCCTTTGCACGACCGTATGCCTTGTTAAAGTTATCACGATTACTGCACCATGCTTCAGCGAATTCAACACCACCATCGATTTCTCGATATGCGATGGTTGCACCGCCAAAATTATTAATTTCACCGCGGGCATCAACGTTACGAATATGCATAAAATAGACTTTGCTCATTTCAATTTACTCCTTTTTACATTAAACAAAATTAGAACTTGTGCTTCACAGGCGGAATAGAATCGACTTTACCCGCTTTTTCTGCAAACTTGAATGCAAGATATGCAGCCTCTGAATGAGTCTGAAACTCACCGGAGAGAAAGTTAACGAGATAAGACCATGCGATTTGGGAATTCATTTATTAAGTCCTTTAGATGAGATAAGAAAGAGCACCAGCAGCATTCATGGCGGATACAAATATTCCGAGCCAACCAAGTTTATTATTACCTTGTTTAAAATCATTGATTGCCATTTGTATAAACATAACGGCACAAAAGATATTAAGCATTACCCAAAAAGTCATGGTGACTTTTCTCTCCTTATACTCAACCAGCGATAGTGTACTCTGCAAGATCACGCCAGCGAGGACCGCCAGCCTTGCGAATCTTGGTAACTTGAATCAGAGTACGAAGAGACAATTCCTTTACACTGTCCATAATAGAGGCGATAAGCTCAATTGCATCATTCTTATAGCCAATTTCATATTCAGGCATGAAATCATCTTTCGAAATCAACCAGCGCATACGTTCGATTTTTTGTGCAGTGGTCATCGAAAGATCAACCGCCATCGAGCGAGTAATGATCGCCTGATCAATTGAATTCGAAGATTGATTCGAAATAAAGACCACACGACCGTTGAAGAGAAAAGAGGTCGGCAAATCTTCATCACGAATATCAGCACGCCACGAAATAACACGCTTATCGTAAGAATCAAGAGCCGCCTTAAGCAAATTAAGAGAAACTGGATCACGAAGTACCGAATCGCAATCATCGAAAACTACCACGCCTTCACGGTTTTCGTACAGAGTACGATACAGACCCTTAGCAGTCGAGTAGCCTTTGATCACGCGGAAGGTCTTCCCGCCATTCAAGGAGAAACCGACGGGAAGATCGTCAACGAGAGTAATGTCCATAAGACCGGCAGTATTGAGTGCTTCCATCACAGTGAAAGACTTACCAAGACCGCCAGGACCAGTAACGATAACGGATGCTTGGATGCCTTGTGCAAGCATCCGAACCATATCGGAAACGAATTCGAACCGATCAATGATCGAGAATCGAGATTCTGCGGCATTTTTCTCAGTGAGAACGCCATTCGAATCAAGCATACCGACACGATTCTTGGTCATACGAAAACCAGCAGCAGGAACACCACGAGGCATTAGAAAATCTCCGAGTTACTTGTTAATCGATAGAAGAATTCTAAGATACATTGCATGGTTTGGCAAACGTTCTTAGAATTCTTGAGCGATCCGGTCAAGAATCGTAATCGAAGTCCTTAGTGGACTTCCGATCATACCGCGTGGCAATCTTATGTGCCTGCCGCGGCTTGATAGGTTTCCGAGTAAAAGGCTTCGGCGCCTTGAATCGAATGGTTTTATCTTGTTTCATCTTCATACGACCACCAACAATGTCAAATTCATCATCTTGAAAATCAGTCATATTCAGCCTCATATTCATTTTGTTCTTGGTCGAAATAGTTTTCAACCAGCTTTTTTGCAAACTTCATATTGATATTATAATCACGAATCAGAGTTTCGACAATCTTCGAAGAAGAATCGCCTGAGACTATAGAATCAACGATTACCATATCGATTTCAGAAAAGATGGACATTTTATTCACCTACGCCAGAAAAAAAATCACTTTCCGAAGAATCACCTAGACCAGAAAGAAAACCAATTTCAGAGGTAAATTGCACGAATTCGGTCCAGACGTCAGTGCCGTCATACTCTTTACGATTATCGTAAATGTAACGAAGGCAATCGATAAAATCGAAAGACCAAGACTTTGAAATGCAATACATTTCGTTTTCAAGCATCGGATAGTTATTCAATTGCACTTTCATTTTCAGAAGCCCTCATCAATCAACAGAACAGATTCTAATTCTCGGCAGGTGTTTTGGCAACCGCCACGAAAATAGTCGACCGTTTCTGTCAACTTCAATCGCCAGAATCGATGGAAAAAGTATCGCCGCAATGCTCGCATGTGTAAACAGTGTAGCACCGACCGGCATTATGACCGACATACTTATGTTCGCACGGCGTACCATCGCGACGGAGACGAACCTTTCCCGTGGCACGCATACTCATGGTTTGACCGCCACAGTTTCGGCAACCAATCGTATCGGTTGCCTTATCGTAGCCGTAAATACCGCGGTATTTACCAGCAGGAACACGACCAGAGCCATTGCACACAGGACAAACGCCATATTCAGTATGATTGTGCATTTCACATTCCTTGATTGTTTCGTTACCTGTCATTCACCACAAAATGAATTCTAGTGCAGGGCGGTGGCTCTGGCAACCACTGCTCGAAGTAGTCGACCGGTCTGGTCAACTAATCACTTGCACAACACAACCTTGCCGTCCTTATCGTATTGCACGGTGGCACCGGATGCGAATTGTAGATACTGGACGCCATCCACGCACACCTTACCATAGCCTGTGAAATTGGCTACAACCTTCCGTTCAAACCAGCCGCAACCGGTGAGAGAAAGAACGAGAAGAGAAAGAATAACATACTTCATTCTAAATGCTCCTTTTAACCTTGCTTCAACAGATACTTATTAGAAATAGCCTTAAAGCTAAATCCACCTTTTGTATCCTTAAACACAATACCTTCACGTTCCTGATTTACGGAGAGAATACTCTTGCCTTCAGCCATGTTAAGAATAACAGAAACATCGGCAGAAGGAAGACTCTTATTCAAAGCAATAATCGGAACATGCATCAGGCGAAGGCGGGAAACAATTACACACCGTTCATTCGGATTCAAATATCGACCACTCTTGATATCGTAAATGTCGAATACGAAAAACTTATGATTCACAAACTTGTAGATATTGCCTTGAATACCTGGACCGACCAATTCACCTTGAATCGCAATGTTATCCAGATCAAGGGAGCGAATACGATTCTCAATATCGTTTTCGAGTGCAACCTTCCAGAAAGTATTGTCTTCCGTTTGCTTCAATTCTTGATTTCGAGAACAAACGCCGAATTCACCTTGGTGCATGAAAACGGTCATAGAAGAACCTTCAAGTTTTTCTGTAATCTCGAAAGTATCAGAACGATTAAATGCAACAGAGATAATCGGAACCAGATTCTGCACTCGCTCTTGATCGGTCTTCGGAATAAAAGACGGAAAAGTACCCTTAGTTTGTCCAGCCAATTGCGGAGATACAGGAGGTTCCCACTTTTGAATGCCAAGGGCTTCGGTAACGTCAATACCTTCGTAGATTTCGCCGATCTTATCCAAGATAAGATAACGAGACAACAAAAGACCCTGGCTCAATTGACCACGAAGGCGGACAGTCTTCAGCCGTTCACCTTTCACGCCATTATATTCGCGTGGTTCGTGACCCTTAGAAAGGAACGGTGCAATCTCAGTCGGCACCCATGCATCAATTTCCACATATACTGCAAGGTCGCCGATATTGAATTCGCCGCGCTTTACCACGACAGACCACCCGCCAATCATGGCGCATTCGATAGCATCGGCACCGAGAATCGGCACAATGTTATCGATCTTACGAATTGAAGCCATTTTACGCATTTATTACCTCTTTTTTCTAACTTGAATACAGTGTAGCACTACGTTGGTGGGGTGGCAAGCATCAAGAAAAGAAGTTGACCGGATCAATCAACTTCTCACTTAAACGTCATATCGTATTGATTTTTCAAAGGAAGATTAAAATATTCCGCAATACCAAAATGTCGAGCACCATAAAGTATATCCATCATTTCAGTACCGGATACAAATGCGTAAGAAATTTCCTTAAATAGTTCCTTAGAACCCGAAACAGGATCAACTTTGAAAATTTGAAGAATATAGGGCATTTTGTTTACTTCTATTTAACCTGCGATCAAAGCTTTTTTAATAGCGTTCATTTCATAATCATTGAAAATCACCACACGATCACCATTTTCATCGCTTTTTACAACAATGTAATCACTGACAACCCGACCCAAAAAATATATCGAAATATCATAAGGATCTTCAAATTCTCGAATTTCGTTAGTATCCCTTTCAATCACTCGATATAGAGTATTATCTTTCATTTTTATATCCTTAACGAGAATACTTGAACATAGAAATAAATTCAGAGATACACATACAACCAAGAATGGCAAAAAGTTGCCAATTCATATTCATAACACCATAACCCATGGAAGCAAGAATACCACCTACAATCATGTAGGGAACCATACCGAGAATCGTCATCATTTTATTTACTCCTATTAAACTTGAACCACAAAACCAGAGGTGTCTTTCTTTGCACGGCCTTTGGCGTAAAGACCAACAATCACATTCTTCGGATCCAAGAATCGAAGATCGGATTCGTCGCCGTTAAACACCGGGCGATTCAGATAATTATCAGGCAATGCAGCACCTTTCTTTGTCGAGAATACTACAGCCACGTTATAACCGAGATTGAGTGCATATGCAACATCAAATCGGTTCGATTCTGCCTTTGAAAACGTCAGATGATAATTCTGAATATCTTTGATCTTACGACCAAGAATTTTGGTGTAATCATAGAATTGGACGGTAGAGAATGCATCGAAGATATTCTTATATTCGATGCCATTACGAATCACGGGATACTTTTCCCATGCAAGATCGGAAGTACCATTCAAACGAAACACGGGAATATAACCACGCTTTTCTGCGTGGCGAATAGCTTTTTGAATGTCATTAACAAGAGCCGCCATAAACGATGCACGGTCTTCGAAAAACCAATTGGTCTTGCGAATACGTGCCTTTTGAATGACGTTGGTATTCTCGCCTCGCTTGAACATACCACCACGACCAGCGGTGTTAAGGCATGCCGCAGCACAGCCAGGCGTCGCCTTCGGGCAGGTATTGTGACCAGACAGTGTGTAGGGTGCAAGATGAAGAATGAAGGTCATGTAGCCTTGGCTCTGACCCTTAAGAATCTTCGGGTTGCCGGTGCTCAGGAGAATCATGGTGTCTTGCCTTTGGTTGGTTACTGCGGCGGTAGAGGGGGACAACAGAATGAATTCTATACAACCGTCAGAGGTTGGCAACCAGTCCGTTCGAAAGTCTACCGGACTGGTCGACTATCATTGCCACTCGCGAGTCACGACAGAAGGAAGCCAAGTACCACCTGGTATCGAAAGATAGTCCACCCAGACATGGGAACCCGCAGAAATGGACTCCGGTGCATCGAGAGGCTCAATACCAAAACCATGATACGTATAATCATCGGTCAAGTATTCGGCGCGAAATTCATAACGAGGCGCCATGTAGTTTGCGGTAATCATATTCAATATACTTCCTAATTAAATCTTTTTGACACGCCCGAGAATTTCGTCATTCGCAATATATGCTTTATATTGATTGTCCATATCGCGAGAGGAACCGAACGTGTAAATCATTTTCAAATCATCTGGTCTAACCGTGACAAATTCAAGAGAACCAGATTTTTCAGTCCAGAGTACAGTACCTTCGAAGAATTTGCGATATGAATATTCGACACGAACCTTATCGCCACGATTGAAAATTTCCATTTTCAAAACTCCTTGAATTAGTACGTGTCGGCGTTATACGCAGCCATTTCATATTCGAATTCATCGACCACATTTAGATCGGTCGCATGATCTTCGGCAGCATATGGATATTCGTACCATGCAATGGCGCCGTTAGTCTGAATATCGACAACCTCCCACATACGGGAGTTTTCGCCGAATTGAACAAAGTAGCGAGTCAACATTTTCGAAGCACCTTTCTTGTTACGACAGAATGAATTCTGTCAGACTCTGAACAGAGCGGCAACCATTGTTGCGAAAGCTTGACCGATCCGGTCGACATTGTGTCAGCGCCGTGCCACACTTTCTCATTCTATGCATGGTCTGAAGGACGAACCAGGACACGCCAGGATCGATTGGTTCGCCGACACTATGCGGTGTATGCTCACGCAAAACCGAAGCATTGGAGAACGATTGGAACGTTTTCATAGGACGAAAAAAAAGCCGATAGCGTGAGCCATCGGCTTTGGTACTGGGTTCGACCGGTTTTTAATGTACAGTCTCTTCCGCCAGGTCTTCGACCTTGATATCATGCGCCTTCATGAGTGCGCGGATTTGAGCCTTCACGGCGCGAAGATTCGCAGCCTTCGCCTTTGCAGAGGCTTTAGCCGCGGCGACCTTTTCGGCACGTTCCTTGGCGCGCGCCTCGCGAAGAGCGGCCTTGATCTTCATCAGATTGTCAAGGGCTTGGGAAATATCAATACTGGTGGTCATCAGACACTCCTTGTTTAAAAATTGACGTTACAAAAATGATTCTATCGATGCGGTGTCCGTTCGGCAACCACCGCATCGAATTGTTGACCGGATTACTCAACAACCACAGTCACGATATCCGGATACTTTTTGGCAAAGAATTGTTGAACCTTCTCGACGGTCGGGCGGAAGGCTTCGGCACGACCAGCATACCAGCCATCGAAGCCACCACGATCAAGTCGCGCCACAATGCTGCCATCAGGATACTTGGTCTTGGAGACTTTCCTGGCGCGCTTAGGAGTCTCCGCAACAATAGCCGTGGTCACCGTAGCATCAGTGGTCGATTCTTCGATCGGAGCCGCTGTTTCCTCGACACTGGCGCTTTCTTCAACCGTAGCCTCGCCTTGGGTTTCGATTTCGACCGAGGCTTCGGCGACGGTTTCGGTGACGGGATCATTTCCCACAGCCATTTCAGAATCCACATTCGTCAATTCGGGAATAATCGCAGCCAGTCGGTTGGTACGCTCCTTTGCATATTCAGCGAGAGCCTCGCCGGTAAGACCCTTGTTAATACCTTGCACCAGATAGTCAGCGACCAGAGCCGCTTGCTCCTTACTGCGAGGAATGGGTTTCACGCCGAAACGAGAAGCCATTTTCAAATGATCGTTATACTTAAGACCCTTGAGAAAGGCAGCCATTCCAGATTGGGTTTCAAACTTCAGATTCACAGTTTCCATAATATACTCCTCTTTGGATTTACAGTTTACGATTAAAGCTTATTCATCTTCGTTTTCTTCAACTTCGATATCATCGAAGTGTTCTTCAATTTCTTCCCAGTTGATGTCCTGATCGACAAAATCACGGAGCCAAGCCGGAAGATTGTCAATAGTATTTTCGAATTCCTCGCGAGCCATCGCAACATCCTCCTTAGATTGAGGTTCAAACCACATATTCACCAACCAAGTAGCACGATTAGTCCAGCCGTTCATTCGATTTCCTTTCAGTTTTCGTCAATCGATGTATGTACTATAGCAGAGTCGGACGGTTCGGCAACCAGCGGCCGATTAGTTGACCGAATCGGTCGACTTAAAGTAGCCGTAAGGCAAGCCGTTCAGGTAAGCCAGGTACTCTTCGTCACTATTCGAGCCATCAGCCTCATGGATCCAACGGAGGGCGGTTTCCCGATCTTTGGCGCCACTGAGAATCATTCTTTCGATTCGCTCAGAAAACCGCACAATGGCACGGTGCTGGTCTGCGCGGCGCGCTTCGTCCTCGAGGCGGATAACTTCCGCAAGATAGCCGAATTCTTTTCTCCGATATGTGGAAGGACGACCCGTGTGGTGCCGATACTTCTTTTTGGACTGATTCCGAATTTGCCAGGACTTGAAATCTTCAGTCATCACCGTGTTCGTCGTTTTGTTCATCATGGTTGGATCCTACAGGTTCTGGTTCGTTTGTCAATCGATTCGTGGATTGTCGACCGGATCGGTCAAGCTTTCGCCTTGGCGCATAGAACAATCTTAGGGCGCAAACTGTCGGCGTCCTTGTTCCAGACTCGAACACCGCCCCACCGTTCGCCTCCGTTGCCTGCAATGCGTTTACAGGTGTAGCCTTTCGTCATGCCGACAGCCGACCAACCGGCTCTCATGTACAGGTCACCCGTGCGCGGCGGTTCGACCAGCGTTTCAAAGCCGATTACGTCATCGCCGTATTCCATTTTCCAATCATGCACGATAACACGCATGAATTCTTTTACCACGGCGGTAGTGAAATTACGAACCGGATATTTACCGTCAATCGGCGTGACGTTAAAGAAAACGTTATTTACAATGGAATGTATTTTCTTCGCCATATCTTCTTTAGATACACCGAAGAATTCATTCCGACCGGGAAGGTGCATAGTCGCAGAACCGCCGACAATATGCCCGTAATACTCGCCGTTATACATTACGGCGTAGAATATTTGGCGACCGACAAAACCACGCGGCTTTGAATAGTGGTTTTTCATCCGTTCTATTAGTCGGGGGTCGGACTTTTTAGTCCGAACCAATTCGATCTTATTATCGGTCGCGAAAAGCATATATTAGACGATATCAACGTTTAGATCGGCGAGAATCTTCCGCCACATATTTTCGCGATCTTCATCCGAGCCAGTATTCCAGAGTACCCAGAAAACTGGCGATGGTGCGCGTCCATATGCATCTAAATGTAATTCTGAAACTAGACTCGAATCGTAGTCCATATACTCTTACTTGGTATGATACTTAATCTTCCATTCGATATCTTCGGTTATTTTCTTATCGACTGCAGCATAGCCAGCCAACATCGACGAAAGATACCCTACAAGATATGCATTTTGATCGGAAAGATCCTTGATAGGACAATCGGTGCGATTCCTAAGATCATTGCGGATAACTTCCATCATTTTGTTCACTGAGGTCATTTCGTTTTCCTTTCGAACGTCATCAATCAATGGTTGTATCCTACAGGCACTGGACGGAATGGCAACTACCACTTGAATAGTTGACCACGCCGGTCAACTATGCGGTGTAACGCCTGTAATGGCGAATCGGAGTATTCTCTTTATACGATTCGACCAATTCGACGGTGAAACCCATTTCCTTTAGTCGCTTAATTGCAGCCGGTGCGTCACAATCTTCCTCCAAGAATACGGAATTGTTATTCATATACGAATATGACGAAATACTCTCAGAGATATCAAGAGATTGAAAAACATCCCATGACATTTCAATCCAACCGTGACCGGGATCAGTATGATAAGTCAATTTCATAATATTACCCCAACTTTCTTTGATTTAAAACCAGCGCATACCTTCAGGCGCTGCGACAATGAAACCCAATTGATTGAATAGATGAAATCCGCTCCATACTGTCATAATGATTAGAAACAATTTGATAAGTGTATTCGCCCAATCACTACTTTTCCACATAATAGAAAGAAGTCCGCAGAAAATAACATTCACGATCAGATATGCAATCATTTTATTTACTCCACAGTAACAGCTTGATTAAGAACCTTCGGGCGGGAGATAACGGTTTGTTTTGCACCGTTATACTCAGAATGCTCCTTGATAGTGCATTTCATTTCAATTTCAGCGCCCTTATCACCGAGAAAGCCGAAATACACAATATCATTACCCTCGGAGACAAGGCGAGTCAGAGTCCGGCGACCAGAATCATAATAGTGAAACTTTTGTCCTTCGAATTCTTTCACCATTACAATCGTCGCCTTGATCGTGACACGCGAGCCGACAGTACCGATATGCGTCGAATTAGATTCGGAAACCACAGGTGCGGCGGCAGCCTTATCGACGATAGGTGCAACATCACCACCACGGGTAAACAAGCATTGGGTCCGCGACGGATCAGGTGCAGTGCCGGAACGCATATCGCCGACATAACCCAGTTTGTATTGTGCAACCACGCCTCGGGTATCAAGGACGTAAATCCACGATACTGGGCGAATGGACTTAGCGCCGTAATCGACCCATCGCACATAGGCGGAGATCATGCACATTACGGTGCCCTCCGGCAATTCGATGCCGAAATTCTTGCGTGCAAAATCCGCGGTTTCTTGCGTCCACTTAGTCGAATAATCACGCGGGAATGTCTTCAGAATGAACGATGCTTGCTTTTCCGACTTAAACAAGCCGGCATTATACTTGACCAGCGAACCGAGAGTCCGCGAAGCATCCGCATCCCACTCAGAAGAAAATTCGAACATCGTTTTTCCCTTCGTTTATCGACTCAACAGAATGGATTCTATAGATTTTGGTAGGGCTGGCAACCACGCCAAGAATAGTTGACCGGATCGGTCAGACACTCTCGCGCCTAGCGTCCTTCGAAAGCCTTGAAAAAGTCCTCGACCATCGAACGATAGGGTCCACGGTGCACAGGCAATAGCCTGTAAATCTGAGCCTCACGCGGGAAGATTCTTGCGAATTCGGTCCACGCAGCATGGGCGAAAATCTGGTCATACCACGTCATTAGTCGGGAATCCTTAGTCTTACTCTTGGAACAGGCGCTTCCGTGCGGCGGATGCGAATTCTGAGATATTGCCACACTTATCTTCCCAGCGCAGGAGGGAACGTGCAGTGTAACCAATGTCGGACTTATCGGTGCAATATGCTTCCTGATTCAGTAGACCGTCAACGTAAACGCGGACATGGTACCGATTATCGATGCGGCGAACAGTAACGCTATGCTCCACAAGCCCGAGAACGCACCTTCGCATTTCAACCGTCTGGACATATCGATCAGTCATTTCCGAACTCCTTATCAACCGTCAACAGAATGGATTCTACAGGTTTCCGTAAGACTGGCAACCAGCATTCGGATTGTTGACTTCTCCGGTCAACTATAGAGTATCAATTTCAGCCTTAAGATCCGCTACTGAGAACAGGACTTTATTCTGATTAAATCGAGAAGCCTTCAGAATGAAATACTTCCGATTATATATTTCAATTGTCGCGTCGAGTGTCCGTGCGCGCCCAAAGGTAATAGCTTTTGATTTAAAGCCCTTTTTCGAAACATGATCCGAGAGTAATACACCGTACGGCGCATCGAATACACCCTTACTCAAAATGTATTCATACAATTCATTTTGTATAGTTTCATTAGACATTCTTGATTACTCCATCACGTTCGATTCTGCCATCCTTATAGTGAATAATATATTCATAAGAATGCTCGGACGGGCTCTTACCATATATTTCAGGCTTTTCTGTACCACGTCCATAGTTTCAATACCACCTATCACCGCAGCATTCACAATCAATACCTTTTTCGACACCATCGAAATAGATACCGATATGCTCGCCGATATCATCGGCTTCGCCGGATGACTCTGCTTCGATAATCACGAAGTGATCGACATTATCGTCCACATCAAATACGCCGAATGAATTGTTTTGTCGAAAAGTGAAAAACATTTTGTTTACCTTCCTTGTTTATGGTTACGGTTATTAAACGTAGTCGCCAGTATCCGTGTCGATTTCACCGAGATACTCTGCGCGAACATAATGCGATTTACCAGAATCGAAAGAACGATTATAGTTCCGCATGAATTGGAACGCATCGGTTTCTTTATCGAATCTTATTTTATCGATAGTATATTGGTCGCGAAAATTCGACCCTCCGACAATACCAACAATATGTTGAGTGGACATATTCAACCCCGAGAATAGTGGACCGGACGTTCATATCGTCCCATTTCATCACGATAGATGGAGACTTGGCGACCGTACCGAGAACCGTCATCGACGCGGTACGTGCGGGTCTTGCCATAGTTGATCGGTGCCCAGGAACAATCCCACGTATCAAGCAAGCCCTCAGATTCGAGAGCCGCATTCAGTGTATTGAACCAGTTTTGCTTCGTTTCGGTTTTCAGCGTCATCATGGAGTGGACTATAGCAGTGGTTTTGGACTTTGGCAATTGTTGACCGATTTGGTCGACAATCGTTTACTCGCAAATTCCGACCAACCAGAGTGCAGAGGCGAGACTCCGAACAATCTCGGTTTCGGTGTATGCCTCGGTCTTTTTGCCTGGCAAGAGCCTGATTCCGGTGACGTTTGCGATAATGTAATCACCGCCTACCCACGTTGGATTCATTCCAGCTTCGGAGAGAACATCAAAAGCCTTTTCCATGTCAGTCATTTTTCCACCTCTTATCTTAGAACGGTCTGGATTATAGCAGTGGTTTTGGACTTTGGCGCGATTGTTGACCGATCCGGTCAGGCAAGAACCACAGTCTTGACTTCGGGATACTTTTTCGCAAAGAACGAAGCGACCTTCTCCACAGTCGGGCGGAAGGCTTCAGCCTTGCCAGCGTACCAGCCTTCGAAGCCGCCGCGATCAGGGCGGGCGACAATCGTACCGTCAGGATACTTGGTCTTGGCGACGCGAGGTGCCTTAGGTGCAGCAGGAACCGCGACAGGTGCGACAGGTGCGACCTCGACAATGATCGGCTCTTCGTCAGGCTGTGCGCGACCGAGATGAGGCATAATCGCGATCAGGCGCTTCGTCCGTTCTTCAGCATACGCGGTGAGAGCCGCGCCGGTCAGACCCTTCGAAACGCCTTGCACAATGTAATCGGCGAGAACGGATGCTTCTGAGCGATTCTTCGGTGCGATGCCATGCTCGGCGACGATACGAATACGATCAGCATCGGTGAGCGAATGAACGTAAGCGATCATTTCGGTCTGCGTTTCAAACTTCGGAATCATCTTCTGTCACCTCTCATGTGTCTTTCGATGGAGTGGACTATAGCAGAGTAGGAAAACGAGGCAAGCACCTAGGTAAAATAGTTGACCGATCCGGTCAGTCATTTCTGCGCCATACTTGCCTTTTCTTTGAAGTCCATCCACGCAAGCAAAACATTCCGCGCCTCTGCCTTTGGAATATCGAATTGGTGCATAAGATACGGCACAGCACCGAACATATTCGTAACGCCAGATTCTCGAAGAATATCAAGATAAGAGAAATATTGAGCCATTTTATCATCGTTCATTATTGAATCTCCACAGGGTTTAATTCAAAAGCCATACCGTAGATACCGTAGTCTTGGTCTTTCCAAGTAACGAGAACATATACTTCACGCACTTTTTCATATTGATATTCAGTGTTATAGAATTCCTTTTCTTTCGCCCGATTCTTTTTCTTCTCCGCCTCTTCTTTAGTCCAAAAAAGACCCTTACTTGTTTTGTAAACCTTTTTGATTTCCATATATTATTTCACTCCATTCCAAAATGATCAGAAATATCAGAACCAACAATAACACAATCTTCACGATCACCGATATTATTATCAAGAATCGATACCATAGATGCTTTGATACATTCTTTAATTAGTAACTCGGCGAGTTTATGGACTTCGTTTCGAGTAAACCAAACTTGATAAGTGCCAGTAGAACCAGATTCAATCATTAGTTCTTTAATTCTTTCGTTCATATCATTTAACTCCAAAATGTTGTTTCAATGCTTGAGCAAATTTTTCGGACGGTTTATAGTTTAGATTAGAAGGATTACGCTGAGATAAACAAACATTAGCACATTCCTGAATCAACAATTCAGCGAATTTCTCTCGATCAAACTCCCACAATTGGGTGTCTTCATTATAGAAAACAGATTGAATCTCAAGTTGTTTAATTCGTTCATTCATATTATTTAACTCCAATTGTCTCAACTTTTCTCGTATACGATGAGATAATGTCATAGGTTCTGATAATACTTCCCAACCATATTCTTTTACATTATGTTCCAATCTTTTTGCATAACGATTATAAGCACGTTTAGCCATAATCGCCGATTCGAATACGGTCTGAGTGTAAGAACCGTCGTCATATTGAATATAAAATACAGCCTTTGTCATTTCATTTGCCATTTTCATGATGATTGAAGGAAGTATACACTACCCATAGTGTCTGATATTCCATAGTACACTATGGGTAGTGTATGGTGTCGCATTGTCGCGGAGTATGTCGCGGATATGACATTGTGTAGTGTTTAATTTCGATGAAATGCGATATTGTAGCATAATATGCGGTCGTATCGCGGTGTATCGCGATTATATATGGTGTGGTGGGACTAAGCCAATTCCTAGGATTCTATTTTCCCCCACACACACTACACACGCATATTATTCCACTTGATTCACCCACGTATTATACCAGTCATCGTACAGACCGAGATACTCCATAGTATACTCGACAGAATCGAATATATCGTCATACTCTCGGCGCATAGTATATACTTCAGCGAATATATTATCGACGCCGTGTTTAAATGCAATATCTTGTGCAACACGCAGTGCCGAATAACGCATATCGAATATCACCTTTTGTTGAAACGTGCTTAGACTGTAACGATACCGTGGTGGATGGCAACCAGCGCAAAAAAATACTTGAGCGGAGCGATCAAGAATTTGAACCCGCGCAGGCGGAGCCGAGGCACGTTTGACGCGCAGGGTTGGATTAGAGCCTCGGACGACCAGTGCTATGGAGCCATTATAGCACCAGCTTTAGTGCCGGCAACCGGTGTCTGACCGGATTGGTAGACTATTTTCCAACTGGTTGCCAATCGCACCGGCGCCTGTAAGATACAACCATCAAAACACGGTGAACGAAATGGCAAAGATACTCTTCGGTCTTATTCTCGGCGTCGCGATCATGCATTTCGGCATTGTTCCGATCGCACAGTTTATCGACCGCACGTATGATTCCACTGTGCAGCTGGTGTCGAGTGTGACGAAGCGGTAATAGTCGAGCGATCTGGTCAACTATTGCCAGACACTTGACGAACCGTCCGACACTGCTATACTGTCTTCATTCGATCAACGCGGGACACAAAATGACACCTAGCAAATACACCCAAGGCTACAATGCAGCCGCTCTCGGCGAGGCTTTCGATGCTAGCGAAACCGGCGATTGGAAGCGCGGTTGGTATGCGTTCTTCGATGATGAGGCACGAAGCGAGTCCGTCCGCTGGGCTTGATGATCAGTAGTCGATCAAGCCGGTCGACTATTGCCAGAGAACACTTGCCGAGCCGACCGACTGTGCTATAGTCCACTCCATGATGAATACGGAGATCCAAATGAAGCACGAACCCACTCTCGTTGACCAGCTGATCGATGCTCTGAAGAATGATTGCGAGAATAAGCGCGGTTACGATTCAGCGAATGCATATGCATATATCGCCGGCTATCTCGGTTCTATGATTCAAGGCATGGCGAATAGCAGTCCCGAGATTCGTAAAGAAATCGAAGCCACGATTGAATCGGTCAAGAATCGTCAGTAAATAAACTATTAAGTGCCCCGGGCAGCTATTAAGTGCCCCGGGCAGCTATTAAGTGAGTAATGAGACTATTAAGTGATGCGGTAACTATTAAGTGCAATCAATACAGTAATTAAGACTGTCGAGTATATCAGCACATACTCTCGCGAGTATATAATATGAGTATCACAGCACATACTCGACATATAGTATGTCTCGATACTCGCGAGAGTATGTGTCGAGATACTCGATTGAATATTGAATATACTATTTGCAGACATGATTCGTGTTTATTTCATTCTAGATCGCAGGTAAAAAATTTGTCAAGAGGTAATCAGACCTGTCTTGTCAAGAATTGCGCTGACTCACAAACACGCGCGCACACGCACACGCGCGAATAGCACACTCTGCACACTCTGTCAAGCTTTTTTTCATAGTCGAGCGATCTAGTCAACTATGCAAAGATCGCTTGTATCGTTCGTGTGTCTGACACATAATGCATTCATTCGATCAACACAGCACACGAAAGCGAGTAGACAAATGAAGTATCGTATCGTCAAGACTTACGAATCTTCAGATTGCAATGAATATAATGTGTTTCGTGCGAATTCGCGAAGCAAAAAGCGTGTTGCATATATCATCGAATATTTCGTTGATATCGACAATCAAAAGTACGATAATGCACTCTTCGAAGTGTATTATGAATACAATCGTGAAGATGACGAATTTGTCGCTTCTGCAACATGCGATTCTATCGAAGAATGTCTTGAATATCTCGACTAATCGATAATCATCATTCAATCATCAAATCAGAAAGCGAGTATCAAAATGAATGTTGTTCTTGTCGATTATGAGAATGTTGTTCTTATCGATTATGACAGAGATTTTGAAACATATACTGTTTCAAATAATGATCAAGTATGCGTCATTATTCAAATCAATTTTAATGAAGATACTTCACAAATCAACAATATTGAAGTAATGATCGAAAAACGCGACAGTGACGCGATTCATTCTACTGTCGAATTCTTGCGAGAATATCGTCGTTCGCGTTCTGATTATTTCAATGCATATTCTGATTATTTTATCTCAAATTTTGAGAGTGAAAATGTCATTCTAGATTATGCTTCGAATATGTTTTATTCTTTTATTGAAAAACTGTCGAAGTATTGATCAAAAATAGTTGACTGATCTAGTCAACTTCTCACGCAACACTTGACAGATATCGCGACACTGCTATACTGTCTTCATTCGATCAACACAGCACACGAAAGCGAGTAGACAAATGAAGAAGATCATTTTCAACAATGTCGAATTCAATATCGTTGAAGATTCGACGATTCGAAAAGTGTATTTCAACGATGAATTGATCGCAAAGATTGTTGATCGCGACATAATCTTGGATTTGCACTATATCGAAAATGGTCGCGATATCGGGGGCGATGAATGTGATACTCTCGAAGAATGCTTCGAAACACTCATCGATTATTATAATCTCGATAACGCGGGATGCTATCTGATTTTTGATTGAAATTAATCAACAAATCTAAATTCAGAAAGCGAGTATCAAAATGTTTTCAGATAATCGATTCGAAAATGCTGCATTTATTGCAGCATATATTTTCGCAACACTTGTGCTAATATTTACAAAGTAAGTAAGTAACTAAGTAAGTAATATGCAATATTATAATACAGAGTAATACAGCAGTTATACAGAGTATATTAAACTTTTGCGAGCAGTATACTAAAACTTATTGAGTATGAGTTATTCGGCGATATGGCCCAAACTTTTTTTTTCTTTTTTTTATTTTTCCACCCCCTCCACGAATTTCGAATTTTCTACTCCCTTCCATTCTAAAAATTTTTTCAGGAGCTCCCATACGGTTTTCGAATTTTCCTCCTACCCACTACCCATAAAAAAAGAGGTGCTCAATGCACCTCTTTTCTTTTCTCTACTATCTTCTTTATCTTTACGCCGCTACATCACCAGTAAGCATCTCTCCCGTAATACATTCTGCTTCAAGCAATTCTACAGCTTTTGCATCGGCGAGTTCTTTCGTTGAGAAGAAGCCTGCTCTAACAAAATGCCCCACTTCTGTGTTGCTGTATTCTACGAGGAATAAACCTCCGTCCATCTCATATACGTTTGCTTCTTTACTAACACCGTCTCCGAATTGGTTTACTTGGTTCATGTCTTTTCTCTCCGTTTCCGTTTGTGGTTTAAACGGTTTATTTATTTGAGATTTGTGACCACACTTTGCTTCGGATTTCGTTCGTCAGTGTATCTGGAAGGGAAACGTAATCGAGTTCTTCTGCGTCTTTCTTACCGTTCTTGAATGCCCAGTCAAAGAACTTTAGCACTTCTCTACTCTGTTCTTTGTCTTTTGGTTCCTTATACATGATAATGAAGCTTGCAGTACTGATTGGCCATACGTTATCGCCTGCTTGGTTTACGATTGAAATGCCCATGCCAGGTACTGAGAACCAGTTTGCGCCTGATGCTGCTGCTGCAAATGTCAAGTCATCTGGATTTACCCACTTTCCGCTTCTATTCTGTAGTTGCAGGAAGTTGAGTCTATTCTTCTTTACATATGCATATTCGACGTAGCCGATAGAGCCTTTGATACGTTCGACGTTTGCTGCTACGCCTTCATTGCCCTTTCCACCTATGCTACTCGGTGCTGGCCATTTCACTGCTGCGTTTTTCCCGACTTTCTGTGCCCATTCTTCTGATGCTGATGATAGATAGTCCGTGAAGTTGAATGTAGTGCCTGAACCATCCGCTCTATGCACTACTGTGATGTTCTGGTTCGGTAACGCTTTTCCCGGATTCAGTGCAGAGAGTCTACTGTCGTTCCACTTAGTGATTGAGCCGAGGTAGATTTGAGCGAGTACTTCTCCGGTGATTCGAAGTTCACCGGGTTTGAAGCCGTCCAGGTTCACGATGGGTACTGTACCACCGATGATTGCTGGAAATTGTACTTGCTTTCTGCTCTCCAGCTCTTCTCCTCTCACTGGTGCATCTGTAGCGCCGAACGTGACAGTGCCTGCATTGATTTGTCGAATACCGCCTGAGCTACCAATGCTCTGGTAATTAAGCCCTACGCCAGTCTGCTTCTTGTATGACTCTGCCCACTTCGCATAGACTGGATACGGGAACGTTGCTCCAGCGCCCGTGATGTCTGCTGAGTATGCTGCTCCCGATATTCCAAGTACAAAGGCTGAAATGTAGTATTTAAGTTTGCTTTTCATAGTTTCCTCTCTTATTCAATCCATTCAATTACTTCAAAGTATTTTGTGAATTTGTTTCTCGCGTCTTCAAGTGTTTTTGCAAGTATCTTTGTTGAAATTGTTCCGTCTTCCGCATTGATTGTAATCGGAAATGGCGGATAATCATACTGTTCAATTACACTTGAATCTATAATTGCTTTCACGGAGTAGAATTGCCCGTTCTTTGCACGGTCAATTAATTCATTCATTTCACTATATACTCTCATGAAAGATTCAAGCCACTCTTCAGCGTCCTTCTTTCTTCTGAATACTGGCGAGATCGGCTTTGAATTCTTCTGATGATGTGACCAGTACCACACAATCTCTTTAGTCGGTAGAGTCACCTTTATTAGATACGGTCCAAGAATCATTTTTGTACGAAGTCTTTCTTAGAGAAGAAGAGTTGAATTGAATATCTCGGCTCTGCAATCGGGCTCATTGGCGTTGTGCAGTGCCACTCCATTTCAGTAGAGAGTACAGAGAGATTGAACCTCGGTACGATGAACTTACCGTCCTCCGGGTTTACATCACCCTCGACGAAATTGTATTTCTCTGTGTAGCCGAACCAGCCGCCCCAGTTTGAAATCCAAGTACGATTCAAGTAAATCGACATTGCATTATAGTCTCGATAGTCTGCGTGCCAGTTAACGCAGGAGTTCGGCAGCCCGATATAAAAGAGACAAGAGCGCGACCACGGCGCGTAGTCAATCTTACCCCTCAACTGTAGTTCATCATATATTCGAGCAGAGAGATTATCCGGCATGACACGCGAAAGAATCACACCAGTTGTTGCATACTTAAGTGAGTGTGTCCATTTTGTTTGATTCGTAGCCCAAACGTCATTCATCTGTGTATCTCTATTCCAGCTCATTATATCATCAATGAGGCTCTCTGAGAGTGTATCATTTTGTACAGTGATCATATTTTATAACCTCGTATCAATCGGAATCAAGAAATCATTTTGACGAAACGATTCAAGAAAATGCGAGAGTGCATTTTGTTTTCGTTATATTTAGTGAATGCAGACGCAATTGAACGTGTGTTTGTTTTATCCGCTTCAATTTCGAATTCTTCATCTTCAATATCAATTGTATCAGATTTGATCAGATACATTTCATCATAGTAAGATGTTTTCAGAATGTAAAATTTGTTTTTTCTCAGTTCACTAATTTGCTTCTCTTCTTCGCGAGATTGGACTCTATATATGCCGCTCAGTTTATTTTCTATATTATTCCGCTCTATAATTTTATCTTTCAATCCAGAAGTCGATGAAACAAAGAACGAGATAATGTTACATCTCGCACGTTGCTTCAGAAGTTGAAGAAGTGCGACTGTCTGATGATTTTTTGTGTATCCAAAATACTTTGAAACTTCAACAGTACACTTCGTCTCTACATCTCGAAAGAACAATTTCGAAATTCTACCCGAAAGAATAGAATTGAGACCTATATTGTTAGCGTTTTTATTGTCCTTATAATTCACAATTGAGCGGCATTCATGACCATCACCATCAGTGAGAAAAATCGTATTTACAATTTGTAGATTGTTCTTCTTCTTAAACTCTGGAACAACCTCAAACGCAGCCATAACACATTCGTTCAATGGTGTTCCGCTCAGAGAAAAACCGTTTGGCATATAACTACCCCTCCGATTGTAAGAATAGAGGAAAGATGCCATTTGAGTGATCTCAGAATTCTTCATTTTTGAAGAAAAGAAATTCATCAAAGCCATATGAGTATTGGAGAAATAGAGATCACCAATTTTAAACTTAGTTTTCGTAAGTTTCTGTGGAGAATTCTCTTCATGAAATCCGGATGTGAACGCATAGACTTCAAAAGGTATATTCACTTTCCGACAAAAATATACAAGTGTTAGCAATTGCTTAATTGTCGAGTGAATATGATTCGACATTGAACCAGACCAGTCAATGAACATCACAAGCCCATGCGACTTACCGTTTGGTACGCGAGTGATGCGTCGGAAGATATCATCCGTGAACTGATAATCATGAAGTCTCGACATATTGATATCACCGCTCTTCGCAACACGGGCTCGGGAGTTTTGATCCGCATTTTTACGAAGCTCGAACTCTTTTACCAGATGTGAGACAATACGATCATTCGAGTTTTTGAACTTCTGAAATTCATTGAAATTGATTTTCTTAAGATTCTCATATATTGCAATGGATTCGCTTCTCATGCTTTTAGGATACTTTGAAACCAAATTCAATATTTTCTTATATGGAATAAGAAAATCATCTTCATGAATTTTTGGCACATTACAATATACAACATCGCCCTTTGGATTTGTTTCAAACAACTTCTTTTCGTTCTTTCTAAACGCATCATGCGTCTTCGAGTCGAGTGAAGACAAATCTTGGTTGTCGTCATCTATTCCATTTTCGTCAGCCGATTCTTCTTTTTTATTGCCAGAGGGAACGTTAACAGTGTGAGTTTCACCGTTTCCTGAAGGATCTTCTTCCTTTTCGACAACAGTTTCAACATTCTCCGGTGGAGTGAAACTCTCCGGGAATTGATCCATCATTTTTTGGAAAATATTTTCACCTTGGTTTTTCTCTTTACGACTTTGCTCCCTCATGTACTTCTGAATTTTAATTGCGACGGCAACAACTTCTTTGAATGTTTCAGTATTTTCAACTTCATTCAAAAGAGATTGCTCAACTTCATTAAATTGGATATTCAGAGAAATACCAACTTTAGTATGAAGGTTGATTCTGTCAATCAGATTCAGTTCATTCACATTAACGTCTTTGATTGAGAAGAAATCCATCTCCATCAATTCTTTATATGCGTTGTTGAATGAATGGCGAATACCAGGGAATTTACGCTTAATCTTTTTCTCAATACGTGCGTCTTCACATACATTAAGAATACTTTGATTCAGTTTCTTATTGTAAACTGAATTGTGATAGCCATTAATTGGCGTTTCGAGCGCATGACCGACTTCGTGCCCAAGAAAAAGATCATAAACGTGATTCGACAAGTTTCCATTTAGAATAGGAACAGTGAGAACACGATTTTTTAGATCAAAATATGCAGTCGAAACGTTCCTCTCTTCAATAAAGAGGTTTTCGGTTGCCATGAGGCGAGCAAGAATCGATTTTTCTTCGAGCAACATCGTAAAAATTCCTTAAAAAGTGAGTTTTTAAGATTTTATAGTGTTTTTTTCACTTCGTCAAGAGAAAAATGTTGTCGGCATCAGAAATTTTGATATTTTGTTGTTTTAGGAGAGAAAAATCAAGTGCTTCACATGTATTTTTGTTGAAAAAAAGTCCCTTTTTGTGAAATCCGTCAGGATTTGCCCATTTTTGCATGACATTCTCTAGATTCTTATAATTTTCTTCGTTTCCCATAATTTATCTCCGCATTTTAGACATGTCAACTGCTTCTTCTTTTGAAAAAACAGGAACAGCATTAGATTTATGAAGAGTTCCAATGCCTAACATGTTAGTTCCAGTGTATGTTTTCTTTTCCGGTGCTTTTGCATATCCAAGCCCGGTGTTCAGTGAACGAATTTCAACTTTTTCACGACCTTTCGGTACAGTGAAGGTTTGTTTCCATTCGTAAGAGTTTGTAGCAGTGACTTTCTTAGCACTCGATTCGTGTTTCTTGAGCCACTGTTCATACTGCTCACGTTCTTTTTTAGAACCGAGCTTCCTCTTCGACTTCGGAAGTTTCACATGAATCATCATAAAAAAGAACCTTAGTACTTTACATATTTCGAAAATGACTGGTCGCTGTAGCTATAATCTTCTTCTGTCTGAAGTCTTTTTAGACGACGTAGTTCTCTTGTCTCGTTTTTCTTTTTCTTCGACTTATTAAAACTTTTTGCATAACCATATTCGTCAGAACTATCTTCTTCACGACGAAACTTACCTACAAATTTAGCCACTTTTTATTTACTCCTTTACTCTGTAAAAATACCCGGAATGTTATCGTTCAAAAACTTATGATTTAACCCTTTTACACCCAAATCTTTCTTAAAGATTCCAATTACAACATCAGCTTCTCTGGGTTCTAGAGATTCTAGCATGATTAAAAGAAGTTCGCTACGTCTTTTTTCGGTTAAGGCATGAGCAGTCGGATGATCTTGTCGAAAAATATAAAGTCTTTTTATTTCATTCGTAAGATTTGAGTATGATATGCCAGGTTTTGTATCCGGTGTCACATACATCTCTGGATACTGGCCTTTAACCGTCCACTTTATATCCGGATGATAAGCAAGCTGTAATACAAGTTTAAGTGTTGGATTCCAATTATTAGCCAACACATTTAGTTTGTCCTTTTTAGAATCAGCATTTCTCACTTCATCTAAAATTTCATAGATATTCTTAGCCATTGTAATTCCTTATTTTATCACTTTCAGCAAAATTGTATCTGCATTCAATCTGCCTGTCAACTGTTGTTCGACAGAATTAATTGCTACAAATAATTTCTTGATTGCAATCTTACCCGATTTGATAATATCGGGAATAATCACATCGGGTTTTCGTACATTTTTCTGCACAGATGATTCTTCGTTGAAATTTAAAAGTGTAGTACCTTTGATTGAGAATCCGGATTGATCTTTTGCATAATAACATCCAAGTTTTCTCGTTTTGGTATTAAATACCCATAGTTGAGAACCGCCCAAAATGTCAGAAGGATTAATAGAACTAATTTTAAGGTCTTCATCTGCTTTCTTGTATTGAATTTTTGATAAAACTTTCTCTACAGATACTGATTTCTTTTTTCTGGGTTTACGTGTAACCTTAGCATTATGTACGATTCTATCCAAGTCTGTTAGAATCAATTCAACCAATGAAATTAATTCTTTCAATTGTTTTTTATTGAAATTCGAATATCCTTCTTTTACTTGCGCGTCTTTTGAATTCTGAACTTCATTATACTCTTTTAATCTCTTTTCGAAAAATTTCTTAATATGAGACACATGACCTTTCTTGATGCCAAGTTTGATCATCATCTCATAGGTATTTACTTTTTTCAGATTTTTAGTAATTACAAAGTCATCAATCAATGAATCCAATTCTGAAATATATTCTTTAGACTTTTCTGCAGTCTTTTCTTGAACTGAAATGACAGGTGTTTCCAAATTTACCGGAGATTCAATTTTTTCTTTTTCTTGCGGCTGTTTTTCTTTCTTAAGTTCATCAATGAACTTTTGAATCCACATATTGTTTTTTTCAGTTAAAGGTGCACCTCTAAGTTTCATTCGACAAACGAAACCTAAGTTTTGAAACTTTTGATCAGGTACTTTTTCAATCAAAGAAATTACATTTTTATTTTCTTTGATTTCTTTCAAATACTCAATAGTGAATTTCTTACTCTCGGCATAGTCTGAATGATAATTGTACCAGTTTAGTGCCTGAGTTAAAGAAGTCTCTTTATTTTTCCATGAGGGTTCACCACCGGAAAGAGTCTTCTCATATTCTTTAACTGAAGTGTATCTCATTTTACTCTAGAGTCATCATTTGAACTTTTTGTACAGAATCGCATCTGAATGAACGCCATGAATTCGTTTCGAGGTCCCATACAGATAGATTATTCGGATTTTCCGCTCTTACAGATTCTTGCAGCAACTGTGCGCCGTCAGAGTGCTTTTGCGGAAGATACTCTGGAAGAAGTGTACATTTCATTGTACGTTCGGTGCCGTCAACCTTTGTAAAAACAACGGTGACAATATTATTTTGAATGATTTCTTTCAATTCAGCTTTCATATTATTCATCATATTCACTCCTTAGCATTAGAAAAATGTACTGACATATTTTTATCTTTAATCAAAGAAATTTTTGCGTTAATCTCGTTTTCCCATTCAATGAATCGTTTTTCGGATTGTGTCGTTGCTTTGCCAACAATTCCAATAAAACCATCATCGAGAAGTCGATTGATATAAACTTTCGGTGAGATTAAAATTGCGCGGAATCTTTCCGCCTCTTTCAGAGGTTTTTGTGGAACAATGATGATTTCGAAAAGATCACCTAGATCAGAACCCTTAAGTTTTTGACCAGATTCGGAGTATTCAAAGGTTTGAACCACTTTGTTACCCTCTTTGTCCACAAAGAAGTTGAAGCCGTCACAGTTTTCATTATCAAGATCAAATGGCATTTCACTCATTCAAATTTCCTAAATGTGATTTACGAACTTTAACCATTATCCAGTCATTGTAGTAGTTTTCAGACTCTAAAACACATAGTTTGAATTGTTCTTTTGCTTCCAAATAATTACACTGGCCTTTGGTTTTACAGAGGTGTAGGATTTCTCTTTCGAAGAATTCTACACCATGCATCTTAACATCTTCTTGAAGCGAGGTGTTAGATCCGTAATAAGTTTTCCAATCCGATGGCGTTTTTTGCCGTTTCTTTTTTCCCTTAGTGACTTTGGTTTTGAGAAAGAAAAAAGTTTTTTTGCCAATATACTTTTTATTGGTTTTCTTATTCGTTATTAAATATACAAAACCGGTATGCTCACCTATGTTTTCATCGGTGAAATATTCGCCTTTGTATTTCCAGTTTAAGCTTTCCATTCTTCATTTGAATCATCATCTAATTCATCGTCATCATAATCATCAGATTCGCTCAAATTTTCTATTTCATCACCACAGAATGGGCAAAAGTTCGGCGTTTCAGAAGAAACAAATTCTTCTGAGTAGTTAATTTCAAAACTTGATTCACAATTTTCACATTCCGCTATAATTGATCTTTCTGTCATTTATTATCCTTTTTAATATTATGCCCAGACTTCACTCCAGCTACCCTTTGTGGCACCCTTGGCATAATCGGTTGCTCTGTTTTCGAAGAAATTTGTATGAGTCGGTGCATTGATCATTTCTTCTACCCAGGGCAAAGGATTTTTCTTTACTTTGAAAATACCTTTTAGACCCATAGATATCAAACGACGATCAGCAATATATCGAATGTATTGCTTCAAATCAGATTTTGATAAGTTTTTAGCTTCACCACAAAGATCGATAAATTTATCTTCAAGCGAAACCATCTTTTCGGCTATGCTGTAAATTTTCGATTTCAATTCATCGTTCCAAATTTCTTTATTTTCTTCTATATAGGTTCTGAAAAGCTTGATCATAGATTCAGAATGCAAAGTTTCATCCACGATAGACCAAGTGACGATTTGACCCATGCCCTTCATTAGACCGTTTCTTGGGAAATTCAACAACATAATGAACGAAGAGAACAACTGCATACCTTCAGTAAATGCTGAGAAGACTGCAATGTGTGTAGCAGTAGATTCGAGTGTTCCGTTTTTTAGTGAAAGTTCCATAACATAATCATGCTTATCACGCATCTCTTGATATTCTAAGAAGTCCTTATAAGTAGACTCTGGCATACCGAGAGTTTCAATTAGATGTGAGTAAGCTGCAATATGAAGTGCTTCTCTTGCTGCGAAACCAGCAAGCATCATTCGAACTTCAGGTTGTGGAAAATAAGGCAAGTAATTACGAACATAACCACCAGCAACGTCAATATCTCCCTGCGTAAAAAAGCGGAAAATGTTGGTTAGAAAGTGTTTTTCTTCATTTGTTAGACGATTCTTCCAATCTTTAACATCTTCAGCCATGGGAACTTCCGTGTGAAGCCAATGTGCTTGCTCATGCTTCAACCAGGCTTCATAAGCCCATGGATACGAAAACGGTTTGAAATAACTTCTTTCGTCAGTTATGTTAATTTTAGATTTGACCATCTTTACTCCAAAGTTAGTTCTTTTCTTAGTTCTGATTCGGTCTTTAGACCGCGTATGCGTTTCAGCACATTCTGATTCTCATCAACAAGAATTAGCATCGGTACACTTGTTACACCGAAGTAAATTGAAGCCTCCATGTTTTTCTCAATATTGATTTCTTCAACTGGATATGGAAAATTAATATTCTCCATAACTTTAGTTAAATTTTTACATGGTTGGCACCAGTCTGCGTAAAATTTCATTATTTTCATTTTTCTTCTCTTTCGTACATAACGGTGTCAGTATCACCGAGAGCCCACTTTGATTCTGTTTCTACTGACCATCGTTTAGTTGATACTTTAAAATCTGGGTATTTTAATTCTTTTGGATTGCTCGAAGGCTCGAACACGATCAATCTGTTATTAGGCTGACAAGCAAATTGACCATTATCACATTTGATGAAATTATAAGATTTATGATCTTCAATATCTTCAGATAAGCCGGTATCTATAATGTTGAAATCTGGATGTGCCGAATCTACTGTGAACAAATATTCGCCGTACATCCAATCACCGTTCTTCAATTTGAACTTGCACTTCATTGACTGAAGTTGTGCCTTCTTCAAGACAGTGATATCATAACTCAAACAGTCCCATAATTGCAAGTAGTCGAGTGGTAATGGTTCGCCTTCGATTGGTTTCCAGCAGTATGCACTGATCGGTAATTTATCGTACAGCGCACCATATTGATTCAAATACGATTCGATTCTAAATGCTTGCCCCCTCAACGATTTGATGCTGACCCACCAGCAAGGTTCTAGTTGACCATAACCCTTTTCAAAATCATAAAGAAATTCTTTACGAACAAAACATCTGACTGTTGGTAAATTTGCGATTATATGTGCCATTTATCCCTCACATGCAATACAATCATTACCTTTAGCTATTTCTGTCATATCTATTTCATCAATTACTTTGCGTTCAATTTTCTTAGACACTTTATCAGCTTTAGCTAGTTTCTCTGAACGGCAATAGTATAGTGTCTTCAAGTTCTTTTTCCATGCCATAAAGTGTACTGCATGTAGATACTTGATATTAGAGTCTGGTCTAAAGAATAAATTCAACGATTGTGCTTGATCAATGTATTGTTGTCTATCAGAAGCGTGTTCAATAATCCAACGCTGATCAATTTCCATTGATGTTTTAAATACGTCTTTAGTATATTCGTCCATCCATGTCAGATGTTGAACAGAACCATCATTTGCAATGATACTGCTCCAAGTTTCATCATACCATGAATCTACATGTGATTCTGCTTCTTTCTTAATGATTTTATCGAGATACTTGTTCTTATTCAAGAAAGAACCCGAAAGAGTGTCCTGGCGATAAGCGTTAGCCCGATAAGGTTCAATAGAAGGAGAGGTATTGCCCATAATAATGGAAGAACTAGCATTGGGAGCAATTGCCATAAGATGGCTGAACCTATTACCAGTGCCAATAGCATCCGGCGCTTCACCTCTCTCAGATCCAAGTTGCTTATTAACCTTGTCCAGTTCTTCTCTAACATGTTTGAATATTTTGTTGTTTAGTGATTTAGCGATTACTGATTCCCAAGGAATATTCATCTTCTGTAGAAGCGCATGAAAGCCGAGAGCACCAACACCAATAGAGCGTTCCATAGAAGCAGAATATCTTGCGCGTGATATGCTGTCAGGAGCATTATCAATGAAATACTGAAGAACGTTATCGAGCATCTCTGCAACGTCCCGAAGAAAAAGTTTGTCATTTTTCCAAGCATCATAATACTCCAAATTCAACGATGAGAGGCAACAAACAGCAGTTCTCTTCTCATTTGTCGGAAGAATAATTTCTGAGCAAAGGTTTGATTGATTGATTTTCAAACCTTTTTCTTTTAGCCAATCAGGCATTTTCCGATTCGACTCATCAATAAAGTGTATGTAAGGTTCACCAGTATGCATACGCAATTCTATGATTTGTTGCCAAAGATGTTTGGCTGATACGGTTTCACGCACTTCACCGGAGTTTGGATCAATTAATTTCCAATTATCGCTTGCTTTTGGATCCAACATACAGTTTTCAATAATCTGCATGAAGTCATCTGTGATATTGATGCCATGGTGTAGATTCAGGCAACGCACATTCGGGTCACCTGTCGGTTTACGCATTTCTAAAAAAGGAATAATATCAGGATGAGAAATATCGAGATATGCAGCATAACTGCCTCGGCGAGTACTACCTTGTCGGTAAGCGAGAGATGATGCATCATACATTTTGAGGTGAGGCATAACTCCAGTAGATTTATCATCCGCTGAACGAATACCGAAACCAATGCCTACGCCACCACCAAGCATAGAAAGCCAATTTGTTTCCGATAGATTATCGACTAGTCCCTCTGCAGTATCTTCAATAAAGTTAAGAAAACAAGAAATAGGGAGACCACGCTTAGAACGCCCAAAAGATAGAATGGGAGTAGAATAACTAAGCCAATGATTAGAAGAATAATCGTAAAGCCTTTGAGCATGATCAGCATTGCTGCTAAACTTTTTTGAAACATATGCGAACCTTTCTTGCGGTGAAGACTCATCATCTCTCATGTATGACTCTTTGAGCCTCTTAATACCCAATTCATCGAATAATTTATCCCTCTCTAGATCAATTTTTATTCCCATATGTTCCATTTGTTTACCTTTTAGTTATTATTTTATTACACGAAATTAGTTAGATCAGGTGGACGCCACCCAGCTGGCTTAAGAATCTTTCCATCTTCTCTCTTGATTACTTTACCATTTTCAGAAATTTTATCCAAATTCGAACGAGCGACTTCTGCCCATGCATCATCTACGTTAAACTTTTTCATGTAGCAATAGCCTAGAATAACCCAAATCATGTCCATGCAAGCATCTAATTGCTCTACTTCATCATTTTGTTGAATTGCATCAACGAATTCTTTGAATTCTTCTTCAATGAGAGTCTTATATAGTAGAGCATTTACCGCGTTTTTCTCTTGGTCACACGCCTCAATAAAAGTTACCACATCTTTATACATTAATAAACTCCTTAATCATAGGGAAAACTGGTTCAATGGCAGCAGCACACTCTTGTGCAATAATCATGTGTTCTTTTTGTGTGCCGTTCGAAGATCGGAGTTCTATATAGTGTACCCATGAGCGTAGAGTGCCATTCATATACATTCTAGATGAAGTCAAGCCTTCTGGCAATACTGCTCTCGCCTGTTCTTTGGCAATACCATTACTTATTGCCCAGTTATACATTTTTTTCGTGTGCTTTATTTGTTCAATTTGAAGATCCATCCACATATTGTTCAGTTCGCGTATTTGTGAATCTGATAGATCCAATTCAATGCTATTTTGCCTATTCTTCAAATCCTGCAATCTAGCTTCTCTTGTCACAAAATTCAATTCTTTGACAGGATCAGCATAACGTTGACTAAACTCCTGAAATGAGAATGAACGATGACGAAGAATCTGTCTTGCAATATCACGGGTGGTTTCAATTTCCAAACAGACCGAAACCATCTCTAGTGGCGACCAATGATTATGCTTGATTAGATAGCGAACAAGTTTTTCAGCAGTATCCATATTGTTCTGATTCGACGGATTTGAAACGCGAGCAGCATATGCTACCTGTTCAAGCAAACTCATGTCCGAATTCGGTGTTTGTGAATAACTAATCAATTTAACAGTCATATTTTTCTCCAATTAATAAATTCAATTTTAGCTCTCAGATTAACGAAAGTATTTTTTTCAATGATATCCATTACCTCTTCTTTTGTATAGCCGGCAAGAATCATATCATTGATGTCTTTCTCTTCTATCATTTCGGGCCATATGCAAACTTTGAAGTGATTATCAATAGCATCATCTATCAATTTGCATATGTCTTTATTTCTCGGCTCATTATCAAAAATCAGTGTCAACTTTTCTTTTGCGAAATATGATGACACTCTCATCAAATTTGAATCAGCAGTGGCTATACAATTAGGCAAAAACAGAGAGTCGATTGGACCTTCTGTGACATAAATGTTTTCATTAGTGTCAACTCTATTAATGCCAAAATATTTGATGTTATCTTCACCGAGTTTGATCGTGATGTATCTAAGTTTTGAATCTCTCAATGCTCTTCCTTGAAAAGCAATCAACTCATTCTTTTCATTTAGAAACGGAATCACCAATCTAGGATCATCTTCTTTTAAATCTTTACCATGCTCTGGTTTGATTTCGTCAACAAACTTTTTGAAATCATTCGCATAAAACAATTCTGAAAAGTTTTCTTTTGGAATCTTTCTCGAATCACAATATTGATATGCGAAATGCTCAGGAGAAAGATCACAGATTTTTGGTAAGTTTAATTTATTCTGCACTGTCACAAATTGTGGCTTTTCGACCAATGCAGTGAATTCTACTTTGTTATTACTCTTCTCACGGAATTTTTCGAGAGTATATTCTTTAGATAAGTCGGTGTCAATTAAATTGACAAAGTTGAACATATTGTGACCAATGCCACAGTTCTGACACTTATAAAAGTAATCATTCTTTTTACGATAAATGTATCCTCTCGCTTTCAGTTTATTTTTCTGGGAGTCGCCACAAAACGGGCAACGGAAATTAAACAAGTCTTCTTTTTTCTGAGTGAACCTGTTTAATTTCGGAGATAAAAGCTTGAGGAACTTCTTGTCTACAAAGATGCTCATAACGAATGGTAAATTTTATTGGAAGAATTCGGCTATTCTAGCGAAATTTACGTTTGAGATCAACCATACCGCAACAATTATACCACCTGCAGCCATCCACTTCCACTCAAGGATTTTTTTGATTTCCTGATCTTCTTTTTTATTATGTTCAGCAATGTCATTGCGGAGAGATTTTATCTCATCCATAATTCTGCGTTCAGTCAATTCAACTTTATCAGACAATTCTCTACTGATTGTGGTTATACGCGAATGTAGTTCTTTTACATCCTGATTTTTATCATCTTCTCTTTTTCTCATATCATTGTAAATTTGTTCGACCATTTTATCTTGATTTTCAGTTAACTTTTCGATTACTTTGTCCATCTTATCACAAAGCTTTGCGATCGAATCAACTTTAGTCTTTAATACACCCACTTCTATCTTTATGTCGGTGCATTCTTTTTCATCATTCATTTTTTATTTTCAGGAACTTTTGTACCATCAAGTTTTTTGTGAACTTTCATTTCACGGCAAACTTCTTTTTCTTTTCCACTCTTTGTGTCTTTTTGCATTACGCAAACTTTTTTCTTCTCAGGTTCTTTTTTTGCAGGTTCAGCCGCAAATGATGTTAATGAAAAAACACATAGTGACAAGATTGTTATGATTTTTTTCATTTTACTTTTCCTTTAAATGAGTGGATCAGAGCCGCTTATTGGTGATGGTTTGCCCTTATAGCCAGCAACTACTTTTGGTTGTTCTTGTGAAACTGCCGATGCATATAATGATGGCTCATTACTGAGAGGTGGATCATTTCTTTTCATAGGTGGTGTTTCAGCCGTAATATTTATTGCGGGCGCAGGCGAAGGTACTGGTAGCGCAGGTTGATTATTTGCTGCGGCGCCAGCAATCTTTTCTTGACCTCTAGACCAAGCAGACACACCAAGAACAGCACCCATTGCGACATGGAATAGACCGCCGCCACCGAGTGTAATTGGTACCCATTGTCTAAATGCGTCATTAGCTGCTTCAACTTCCCAAAATTGAACAGCAGTGAACATTATTGGAAATAAAATGAAATCAAAAATACACACCAACATGTACATGATAGCCATCATTGGACGCCATTTCTTTTGCATCCAATCTTCTTGCGGTTTTTCTACTTTTACTTCTTCAGTCATCAGTGTTCCCCCAAAACATGCAGTGCATGGTTGTAATGTTTTATTCTATCGTCCAGACCAATTGTTCCGCCATTGATTCTTTTTGTGAGTGTTAACATATCGCCAGTATCTGCCCAGCGATTTAGACTGTTGGTTTCCCAAAACCAGCAAGCTGATTGTGCAGCACCTTCAAAAGTTTCAAGATACTCAGCAGCCTCTTCGACGCTTATCTCTAGTGATGCTGCAAACCAAGAATAGTTTTCTTTTCCAGTAAGTTGTATGAGTCCGCGACCTCTATATCTAAAGCCGTCACCCGAGTCTTCTGGACCGTTACCCATTCTGTTTGCATAGATTCTGTTCGCAATCGCTTCTTGCTTATTCGGCATCGAAGCATATCTCTGTGCAAGTTCGTCAGATGGAAAATATTTTGGAAATAATTGTCTCAGTGTTTGCCATCTGTAATTCAAGTTTTCACGAATACTTCTGAACCCACCAGACTCATGTGAACATTGTGCAATAAATGCGGCAATTCTTTTTGGTGTATCAATGCCGTAATCCGGCAAGAGTTGTGTTAATGCGTCATACCAATAATCCAAATGTGGATTTTTTGGTATCAGTTGATTTAATTGCTGTTTTGTCAGTGCTGTCATTTTTTCTTACCTTCGAATATCTTTTTTTGTGTTTCATACCAATCAATAAATGCATTATGTTTGGACGAACAATCATGATATAACGAATAATTAGAACTAACGACCTTTATCACTTCACTCAATGAAGCATTATCTTTTGTCTTTTGCAATTCAGCGCACTTTTCGAGTAATAAAGAAGGCGCTTCCGGAAACTTTCTCTCGACAGGTACAATCGTACTACAACCGACTAGAAATGAAGAAAATAAGATTAGAAGAATTTTCATTTCTTTAGTGCTGAAGCATCGTTTAACACATTAATGACTTCACTCGGTATAACACATTGACTATCATATTTAACAATTTCTCTGTCGATGTATTTAACTATATCTTGACCCTTTTGTTTTATTATTCTATCTTGATAAACTATTTTTTCAACTATTTTGACGTTTTCTGATTGTGATTTAGTTTCAGCTTCTGCAATTTTTAATTCCATCTCTTTGACTTTTGCGACCCATGATTTGTTTTCATAGATTGCGCCGAGCATGAATAAACCGAAAACAAGAGCAAGTAATGATATACTGAAAACTAGAGTTTTATAATAAGTAGGTATAAACCTTTGAGCAATAACACCGATAATACCTAAAATCAAAATAACATAAAAAATCCAGTGCGGTAAAAATTGCAAGAACCACATACTATTTCATCTTTTTTCTTTTGAACATAGGTCCAATAACAACAGTTTTTCTTTTCTTTAAATTCACACCTGGCTCACCACCTTTTTCACCAGTGCCTGCAATAGCTCCAGTTGAAACAACATTAGCTGGACCTGCACTAAAATCTTCTAGAAATTGTTTGAATTTTTTCATAATTGTTGCAGTTGCTCTTTTACTATTAAATCTGGTATAATGTCTTTGCTCATTATGTTCTTACCTTTAATCCCTTTGATCATCTCTGGTAAGTAATTCAAGTATTCGAGAAAAGTTTTTAGAACATCGTGATCTTTTTCTTCTATCTTATAAAAAAGAATTCTCGTAGCAGATTCAGTTTCAAATACATTGAAAAACAATATTATGTGATTCAGCAATAACCTATCTTTTAATTTTTTGGTTACTTTATACTTTCGTATGAGTCTTTTGATATATTTTATTCTTTTATAATCACTTTCAAATTCACTCATTATGCAATGTGGTGAATTGTAAGCCTTTATAGAAAATAATAAAATATTGTCTTCGTTCAAATCATCAAACATAAAATTAAGGGGGAATAAATCCCCCTTTTATTAAATTATAACTGCGCCGTTACCGGTGATTGTACCAGAAGCAACTATAGTTTCATATTGTGTTCTGTTTGCTCTTCCACCCATTGTAAGAGTGAATGCGGCGTTTCCAGAAACGGGAACTGCAGTTGGTGTAGTTAGATACAAACCACCAGAATTCAATGTAACCGATTGAATTAAACCGTTTGATGCAACTGCAACTGTAGCGTTTGCTGCTGTGTTGCCAGTACCACCATTAGAGAATGTCACAAAACTATTTGTGCCATATGATGATGCGTTTGCTGTGATTGTTAACACAGCACCCATACCGGCAGTTCTCTGTACCCAACCAGCGTGTGCCATTCTTGTAGCTGCAGGCGTTACTTGTGTATTCGTAGCTTCTTCTGTATCTACGCCATAAACACCAACTGCTGAACTGAATGCTTGTGCTACATTAGCGTTAGCGAAGATTACATTCGCGTTTGCTCTTGTCGGTGCTAACTTTAGTGCTGTAGGTGCAAAAAGTGGCACACCGGTATTAGCATCTGTCATTGTCCAAAAAGATGTTGACATTTGTATTTTCTCCTATGAAAGAAATTTATTTATTATTTATTAAACTGTAGGTTTACCTAAATTAGGTCTTGTTCTAAGCACGGGATCAATTTCTACAGTGTCTCTATCTTTACCTGTCATGGTTTTACCGCCTGTAAGAACAATTTTTGCATTTGGTGTTTTACCACCTTTATCGTCTTTTTCCCAATCATACATTGTCTCGCGAACCTTTTTCTTGTATATCGATTTGATGATTCGCGCAGACTTCATTTGTTTACTTCTGTGTGAAGATTCCATTGCTTTGACTGAATCAGTTGCAGCCATCGGTGATGTTTCTTTATTGCCCAGACCTTGCTCATCTAGGACTTCTTCTTTCACAGATTTCCAACCGCCACCTTTAGATTTGTACCATTTCGATGCCCAGCCATTAGCGTATGCAGATGGATATACAGAAAACTTTGAGCGAGCCATGGAAACGGCTCTAGACCACAATTTTGGATTTGTGGGTTTGTTTTTCTCATCAATCTGTTCGACTTCTTCATTTTTAGGCACACAGTCTGGAACCATTTTACCACCCTTCTTTTTCACGCCGACTTGTTTATGTGTATCCCAACATGCTTCATCAATTGAATCTTCGCTTAACTTACCTTTGCCGTAATTTGAAACATTGATCGGCTTACCCTTTCTTTCTGGGTTAGGATCATGTTTTCTCTTTGCAGCAACAGCAGAGGCTCTTTCCGATTTACTTAACTGTGATCTTTTTTCTTTTGACATGCACTTAGGTTTTGGCTCACCCGGTTCTCTCGCGCAAGGACCAGCCACCTCACCTTTAGAATTGATACGTTTCCAATCACCTTCCGGATCTGTTTTGCTGAACCATTTACGCAAATCTTCGCGTGTGATATGATCGTCAGCATCCATGTTATCTGGCATTTTTTTCAATTCATCAATCTGTTCAACATCTTCAGTTATTTTTGATTGTTTAATCAAATCTTTAACTAATGGTGCTTTTAATTGTCTGTGTCTTGGCACAGAAATATGATGTTTCGCTTGCGGATGCGTAAACACATCATGGCTGCCAGTTGTTCGTGATAATTTCCAACCTAACTTTTTGATGTGTGAATGTAATGCGCGTGTGTCCATGTTCGCACCGGACATTTCATCGAGGTCTTCAACATCTTCTTTGATTTTCTTTATGTTGACAATTTGTTCATAATGATCCATTGTCAATACACCTTCATGTCGAAGGTTAATTAGATTTTCTACAATTCGATGTAAATCCATATCTGTCTTTGCATCTTCTCTTGCATATTCAACGATACGAATCATTAGAGGAATATCCAAGGTGACAGTATCTTTTTCGTCAACTTCTTCTTTCACCGCTTTCTTTTCTTCATTCCAGTCATCGCCGCGTTCACCCATGCCAGATGTTTCTTGCTTCATTCTATGATTTCTTCTAAACATTCTGTATTCTGAAGATTTAGAATATGCATTTTTCTTATTAGTATCCATCATAGAAGGGTCAACACCTTTTGCTTTAATGTATGACATCAATAGACCGGTGCCCGCTTCATCAATTTGTTCAACTTCTTCATTTTTTACTGGTGAATTATATTTTGCTGACCATGGTTCCATAGGATCTTCATATGGTGAATCGCCTAGTTTACCCATAACAGATTCTCTCTTCGATTTCACCATATCTTTAACTAATTTCGAAGCTTTTGACATTTTAGTCCTTCTTGGCTCTTGCTGTAGCTGTTGCATACATAACTGATTTTGCTTTATCGCCGTAACGTGCTTTGAATCCAGAAAGAGACTTCTTCATACCTTTGACGATACGTTCTTTTTCTGCCGTTTCACCTTTTGTTAGTGTGCGTTCATCAATCTGTTCGGTTTCTTCTTTTCTAATCTTACCCATCGCTTTTTGAATACCTTTATCGCGCTTTTCGGCTTTATTTCTATTTTTGGCCCATGTTTCCATGTCATCATTATCTCTTGCGCGAGAAGCTTTAACACCTAAATCAATAGATGATTTGTTAGCTTTAGTTGCGTATCTTACTAATGTAGACTTCTTCAACTCATCCAATTGTTCTTCGTCAACTTGTTCTATATCTTCATTTTTTTGTTTGATTTTTCTTAGAGCTTTATTGATACCTTTTACCTTTTTCGCGTCTCCATATCCACCAACAAGTTGGGCTCCTCTAGATTTTACATAACTAGATAGAGTTTTTGTTGATAACTCATCCAATTGTTCTTCATCAACCTGCTCGACATCTTCTCTTTTCATGCTGGCTTTTCTTTCAGCAGTTGAAGCGCCTAGATGTCTTAATGTGGCTTTTCTAAATTTTTGATATGCTGTATTCAATGACTTAGGTGACGTTCTTTTCATTGCAGCTTCACCTTCTCTGCTCAACTTTTCACCATGCGCTCTTGCTTTAGTAGCATAACTTGTCAAAGTTGACTTTTTTAATTCATCAATCTGTTCCGGTTCAGTTTCTTCTTTACGAACATTCATGCTATTTGTATTTGCTTGACTCGATTCTTTATCGTCTCTCTTAGCCCATGCTTTTCTATAACCAGAAACTCTCTTGTTGATATTAAACAATCTCTTTGAACCTGGAGCCGCATCCATTGATGGTTTATTTTTGTTTATATCTTTTTTAGCAGCTTTCATATATCTGTTTAAAGTATCTGGAGACAATTCATTTAATTGTTCTTCATCAACCTGTTCGGCCTCTTCTTTCGCCAAACGACCAACAGCTTTATCAATTCCAGCAAGGCGTGATCTTGTTTTAGCTTTAAACTTGTCAGAAGTTGGTGTTTCTGCATTTTTAGCGCGGCGCCACGTTGATGCAGCATCACGCGATGCTTTTGAAATATATGAACCGAGAGTTGACTTCTTTAATTCATCGATCTGCTCGGCCTCTTCTTTCACGCCTTTATTTGTAGTTTTGTGAGCTAAAGCCATAGCATCCTTATATCCGGGAATTTTATCTAAAAATGCCTGGCGTCTCGGATCTTTCAGCCATGTGGACCCCGTAGTATCATTGGGTTGAGATAAGCGATTCATTCTCGCCTTAAATTCTTTTGGAGATTCTTTGTTTTTATCTTCTTCTACAACTTCTTCTTTCACATTATCCGGAACATCCATCATCACTTTCTTTGAAAGCATAGGATTCTTTGAAGTTTTTTCACGTCCTCTTAGTGTATCTGTAGTTGTGTCAGTTGGATCAACTTCTTCTTTTTGTGCGCTTTTTTCGCCGCGAAGAATTTTGAAATCGTGAGCATCGATTTTGTTATTTTTATTCTTATCGATTTTGTGTTGATTACCTTTCAACTCTTCCATTTTATTTTTGTAATCAGCTTCTAGGATATTGCCAACAAGGTCAGCAATACCATCTTTATTTGTAAAGATATTTTTTGTAAACATTTATTACCCCTTAATTAGCAATTCCATTTGCGTAGTGATAGTGCTTTTCTTGTTGGTCTGCCCTTTTCGTCCTTCATTGGGCCTGGCATTCCACCCATTCTCGCACAGAATGACTTGCGTCTATTCCATGCCTTAGAACCTTTTTTCAACTTCGATGGCTTTGTAGTTACTGCCATCGAAAGTTTAGAACCTGGATTTTCACGGCGATACGAAGCAATACCCTTTCTGTTTAGACCACCAGACGGATTTTTACCTTCTTTTCTTTGCCATGCAGCACTTGCTTCGTCTAAACCTTCAGTTACATCATGTTCAATTTCTTCAGGTAGTCTAGATTTTTTGGCATGAATAGATTTTGAATATAAATCACTTTTACCCAATCTATCTTTAATCGTGGTTTTAAGAATATCTTGTGTAGCTTTTTTTGTTTCTGGTTGTTTTAGAAGGTGATGCCTTATTTTAGTTACATTATCAGGTTCACTTAAACGATCACCTGGAGTCATTAGCGATGAAAGTCTATGCTTTCTTTTAGCTTCAACATCCGGTCCAACATCCTGTCTAACTTCTTCATTTGTTTTGCTTGCAGACATGCCGTGAACTTTTTCATAATTTTTCTTATGCACATCAGACATATTGCTGATATGTTGAAGACCCTGATCTATGCCACTTTTATTTGTGACTGAAACGTAACCAGAAGAACCATAATGATACTTATTACCTCTTTCATCCGTGTAGTGAGGTTCACTTTTTGCTTCATTAATGTATTGTTTGAATCTTAACATTATTGTTCTCCCAATGCTTTCTTTAAAATGTCACCTTGTGTTCTTTGATGATATTCTTTTGCCATAAAAGTTAAATAGCCATCATTATCACCAATGGCTTTTAAAGACTCAGCAGTTTCTCGGCTTTTGTTAGCCATTTCATAAAAACGATTCATTTGCCTTATGAATTCTTGTTTTTCAACTTCTTTGCTGTATTGTAGAAAAGATTTCATCCTGTTTTTTTCTTTAGTTTTACTTTATTTGAAACTTTATTCAACACAACATCAGCTTGGGTTTGCATAGGTTCTTTGTTCGAAGGTCCGTATTCACCACCTGTTACACCCATCTCAACTGAAGGTGAATCAATCGCTTCTCTAAATTTTTTGAATGATTTAGAGTATTTATTTTCCTTCTGTTCTCTATAAGTTACTTGACCGAGACCTGACATTGGGTAAACAGTTCCTGAGCCTCTAGTATCGTATGTTGACGATACACCATCAACACTCATGTATTTCCCTGGTTGGCCGATTTGTTGCGTTTTTTGCTTTTTTGCTCTTTGCTTGTCTGCGTCTTGCTGAAATCTTGTTTCTTTGGGTTCGATGTTGTATTGTGTTTTGGTGGGTAATACTTTTTCTTCTTTGGTGCTGGCGCCTTCGTGGTAGGTTCTGAAGGTGTATTTTGTATTTGAGGCGATGTCACCGTCTCTAACATCGTCGGCTCTTCCTTCTTTTGCTCTAACTTGGCAACTTGGACAGATGTTATCGAAGACTCTAACTTTTCCGCCCTTTCTTCTGCTACTCTCAGGGAGCCATCCAGTGCGTGTGGTTTTTCCTCCACAACTTGTGCAGGTTTTTTCTGAAAGAGTGCTGCTATTTTTTTGATAATGCTCATTATTATTCTCCTTTAGTTTTTTGTTTAGATAATTTTCAAATAAAGAGTCTTTTCTGAAATCAGTGTTTCTGATTAACCAATGTTCTGCATTTTTGTTTTTAATTGGTACATCTAAAAAGACATTTATCATTTCATAGATCGAAGATATTTCTTCTTCTTTTTTAACTTTTTGTACGTAACTTGCATCATTTAAATTCAATGAATTATCATACTCAAATAAAGCATCAAACTGATTTTTAAAGTTATCTAAACATTTTTGAGTGTTTTGCCATCTCTCAAATCTTACAGATTCGGATAGCATTCTTTCCAATTTTGAATTTCTTTCTTTAGAAGACTCATTTGTCGTATTAACAAATATCATCATTGTTTCATAGCCGAGTTCTTCTAATTCTTCTTTGATAGCATAAATTGAATATTCGTCTTGAATACTACTGTTGATGAGTAATGGCTTTCTATTTCGAATTGATTCTTTTCTTAGATCACTACTTCTCTCAGAAAAGTTATGCTTATCATTCAGTATATTCAACGCAACTGTACTATTAATTTCGGTGATGTTTTCACCGAAACATTCGCGAATAATTATATCTTTACCAGAACCTGGACCACCACAAATGAAAAATGCTTTGAATTTTTGATTGACATCTTCGCGATTTAATGCAGTGTCTTGAATACCCATTCCGGAACGAATATTGTCGAAAAGTTCTTTTGAGTGTTTTTCTGACACATGTGAAGGTGTAGTTTTCTTAAATTCTTGAAAATTATTATTTTTAGCGTGTTCTATAGTATCCAAACTATCAGAATCAGGATCTTTATTTCCAAAAGATTTCACTTCAATTCTTTTAAAATGAAACATTGCTTTCGGATCATCATTGTTTGCGCCGTTATATTGATTTAGAAGATCCTCATATTCTTCTAAACGATCAGATGCAGCAACCATTATTAAGTGATCATGACCCATCGCATTTAACTTTTGTGCCTGATGTAAAAATGTTGATAATTGTTTATTCGTCACATCTATGTTAGTATCTGGAAAAAATCTTTTAGCGTGTTTTAATTTAGTTTTCGAATCTAACGGATTTTTTTTAGAATCATTTGAGTGTGAAAGTATTAAGTAATAAGGCGCTTTATAATCTCTAGCGATTTCTTTAACTTTATTGACTAATTTTTCATGTGCAGACGTTGGTGGATTCATTTTAGCGAATGCCATTACTACTGGATTCTCTGTTTGTGCTTCTTCAACGAGTTTCTGTAGAAATCTTTTCATTTTATGTATTTCTTCCTGTTAATTTTCTTTTCGAAAACAAATCACCATTTTTACCATTATGAAAAATATAACCTTCAGGTGATTTTGTTTCTCCGAAATGTTCATGTTGAAACTCTTGATGTTGATCTAGTACGTCAACTAAAACGTCCTTTGCTTTTTGTAGATGTTTATGCATTTTAAATAAATTGTCATAATGTCTCTTATTCCTATCTAATTTAGACAATTCATTTTTTAATTCTTCTTGCGCTTTCGGTTTATTCTTCTCGTTCTTTATTTTTCCAAGTTCTTTATTTTTGTATTGTTCTAACCATTTTCTAAAATTAGAATGATTCAATTCAATACCATTATCGGAAGAATGTGTTATAAAATTTTGCAAATCACCTTTTACACCATGGTGATCGGAAGTGCCATCATACATTTGATTACCGTGTGTATCATGCATCTTTTTAGCATCACTCAATTGTTTATTAAATTCTGCGCGGTACTTTGGTCCAAAATGTACTTTTGCTGTGTCCATTCTCGGATCAACATGCATTACATCTTTGTGTGTGCCGAAATTCTCATGATCCACTTCATGAGAAGCATTTAAGCTTCCAGCATTATTACCCTGATAAGATACGTGTGTTACGATGCCAATTTTTGATTTTTTTGCTTTATCGGCGTTTGAACCATTGGCAATATATTTAATGCCAGGAGAACCAGATTTAAAAGACACGGAATCATTCTTAACTTTCTTATCACCATCAGTAAACAAAATATCACCTTGATATACGCCTTCTTTCGGCGCAATCTTAGGTAGGTGTAAGAGAGCATCTTTAAGTTTAGATGCTAGTTCTGGTGTGTGACCGTGATTTTTTTCAACATCTTGTGGTGTGTAGTTTATTTTAGGTGTTTTATTGAATGCACCTTTTTCTGCCACAAAAAACTTTTTCTTCTCCGGATGATAGCCATATACAATTGATGGTGAACCATCATATTTTGTTTTTAATTGTGAAGTCTTTTCACCATTGAGAATATGTGTTGCTACATCAGAGAGTGCTTTAATCGAATGTAATGCGCCTTTCTCACCTGTGTGAAAAGGTTTGTCTTCTATTTGCGATAGATGTTTTATTTGACGACTGGCGCCACTTTCTTCATCATATTGTTCTATCAAATAATTCAAAAAAGATTTCATATACTCCCCGAATTTAGTACACTGTGACTAGGAAGTATTTAGTAACCCCAGATTTTAATATCAATCCATTTATCCATATCATCACGAATAATTGAGTGTTTTCCGATATTATATTTACCATCAACAAACGGATGATTCAAATCTATTCTCTCAACTGGTATATTGAAATGTTTTAATTGTGCTTCGAGCATCGAATGCCCACACAGTTGGACATTGTGATTTAAATAGTGCCATCTTAAAAACAAAAAAGTCGATGAATAGATGTTCATCGACTCTGAATCGCCAATTGCAAATTGATCGTTTAGTAGAGGGTTTGGTCCATCTGTATCTTTTGAAACGTAAATTTTACCTTTTTCCAGTTCTTCAAAAACAATTTTTTTGTTCAGTGCGAAGTCATATCGGCATCTAATTACGAAGTCATATTTTTTGTTTAATGTTGTCTCTCTCTTAACTCTAAAATCATTTGCACGATAAATCGAATAGAACATTGACGTACAAAAATTAGCCGGATGGGATGCATTCGGTACATGTAAATCAGAGTTTGCATCTTCAGGTAATTTTTCTTCTGTTATGAAACTACTAGGTTTGTACAGATTTTGTATGTCTACGTATACACCCAGATTTGCACCGTCTGGACGCCAAGCGTGTGCGAAAACGTCAACATCATAACGATCAAGTAAATTGTTTTTAATAAAATGATAAGCCTTCCTGTAACTTCTCGGTTGTCCCGACATGCATAGTGCTAGTTTCAGCGATGAACTTTTTGACATATTTCGTACAAACACCTTGTAAATTTAATGATTTAACGTAGTCCCAATAATTGTCACATGATTCAGGCACAACAGCAATTGAGTTTGCTGTCAGATGTTTGCCTGGATAAGTCCATATGTATCCGCCAGAAGTGAGAGTGAAATCGTCTTCTTGATGCCAGAAAAATTCATAGTGTAAATTTCTACTTGACAATTCATAGAGTGCATCTAGATTTTTACAATGCAACCAAAGACCCTTTTTACCAATGAATGACTCATCAACTTTATATTGCGGTTCATCGTGCCCGATCCACCATTCATTTTTAATCAGACGCACATCGACTTCACAATCGTAATATAGTTCTTGTGTAACGTGAAGGATATGCTCCGGATTATTTTCCAGTGCTTCATTCGGACCGTCAATCAAACCTCTATGTGCAATATAGAACATAACGAAAACTCCTTGTTATTGATATAAGCTTTTGTGTTTGTACTCACCTAGCGGTGTATGCATGATTGTTTTATCGACCATGAATTCTTGCCATGGCAAACCCAATCTCTGTATGAAATGTTGCGATATTACATGTGGACATAACAATTTAGTTTCATTGTACAAGAACGGAAGATGTATCAAAATCTTACCAAACAAGCCGACAGTGAAGAAGTTACCAACTTGAATCATGTCGGATGTTCCTTGACCGGTATGATTTCGGAAAGCAAGAGTATAGAATTTTGTTGGGTCAAAGTCGGGAAGATTCTGATTGAAAACTAGATCCGGTCGCATACGAATTATAAGATCATACGTTTTGCCTGTCAAGAGCATGTGATTTTCGACCATGGAAACGCCAGCACCGACTTTGTACCACATCGATATCTGATTTTTAGGAACATGATAGAAGTTCTCATAGATTTTTGATCTATTCTGAAACATCAATTCATAATCTTCGAAGTTATCAACTTGCATATTAACTGGTCGATATGCTTCACGCACATTATCAACATTTAGTCTGGGACCGTTTTCAGTAACACCTTTTGCCGAATGTGGATCCCAATATGCTTCGCGTTCCCATGTATGAATGAAAACATCAGCATTGTACTTGTCAATGATGTGATGTTTAGTATTTCGAAATACTTTTTCCCAGCAACGCAAATGACCAGTCAATACTAATGCTACATTCATTTCTTTCTCTCAAAGAAAATGTTGTCTTCATTGACTTGAGAAACAACGTTAGTAATTACAAAATTATTTCTGTTCAAGAAATTTAAACAATCTTCTTTTGTGTGTTGACCTTTATATAAACGAAGTTTTTCTTCTTGTGGAACTTCAATAACGCCGCTTTGAACAATTGAAATCATATCTTCAAGGCCTTCTAATACTTTTAGATCAGAGCCCTGTGCATCGATATGAAGATGATAAATTTCAGTAACATGCGGCGCATATTGGCTAATCCAAGTACTTAGCTTGAATACAGGAACTTTAATCGTCTTTCTAACCACGAAGTCAGTTCTACCGGGCCACGTTTCACTCAAATTGTCATTGAATGCATTCAGTGAAGCACTGCCAGTGTCGCCGACAACAAGATGGAAATTCGATATACCATCATAATTTGATATTGCTACAGGCACAACATGATATCGTTCTGAGAATGTTCTAGATTTCTGAACTAATTGATCAGCAAGTTCCGGCGTCGGCTCAAATGCATAACAAACTATATCATCATTTTTTTCAGTGATTTCTAAAGAATCTTGCCCCCAGTGGGCACCAACATCAAATAAGTATCTCATACTTTTTCCTTATAATTAGCTAGGAAATAATCTAAGTCTTCTGGGGTTCCAATACCCCACATCTTATCGATAGACTTGACACGAATTTTCTTTGAGTCTGCAACAGCTTCATTGAATACTGGTGCAACATAGAACTCATTATTGACACGAATATTCTTTTCGATCATCTGTTCAGCATACTTGACGTAATCAGAACCTTTCTTCCAGTAGTAAACACCGACTGTTGCTAGATTACTGATAGGCTTCTTTTCAGCTACTTCAGACACAAAGCCATCATCACCCAGTTTAGCATAGGACCACTTAGGATGCGTTGATTCGAAAGTGATAATGCCGCCATCGATTGAATCTGCGGAGAAAGCATACATACATTCATTTGAATTCCACTCGATAAATTGATCTGAGTTAGCCATCACAAGCGGTGCATCATTATCGATGAATTCTTTCGCTAGTAGTGTGGTGCAAGCTGCACCCTCAGTCAGGCCGTCTACTTGGACAATGTTGCAACCGGGGGCAATCAGGTTTAGGAGGTATTTCAGATTATACTTCTGAAAGTGCTCTTTTTGCACAAGGAAAGTATAGTTTGCCTGAATATTCAAGTTTTCTACCACAACTTGAATCATCGGCTTTCCGCGCACCTCGATGAGTGGTTTAGGGAAAGTGTAGCCCGCGTTTGCGAAACGTGAGCCTGCGCCAGCCATTGGAATCAACACATTCAGCTTGGAATCGCGCCAGGGCAGAGACTTTTTGCTTGTACCTTCAATCGTATTCATAAGATCCTCAATTCTTTGCATCATAGGTTTAGAATTAACTTCACTTGCATTTTCCACTGCAAGCAGGTGTGCGCCAGAGTCGAGAGCGCCTTGCCGTCCAATGTGACTATCTTCAATGATAATCGTATTCTTAGGAAGTACGTTCATTGCAGTCATGCATTTCCAGTACATTTCCGGAAATGGCTTTGTTCTACTCACATCTTCATTACTTACAAAATAATCAACAAGTTCAATCACTCCAATACTAATAAGTGAAAGTTTAACTGTCTCACGAATTGAATTCGAAGCAACAGCAATTTTATAGCCTCGTTGTTTGATTTTGTGAAACATCTCTTGAAGCCAATATTCTTTTTTGAATCCACGAATCAAATTGAATGTTGCCTCTTGCTTATCGGACCACACTTGATCATATACAGAAATTGGTAGACCCTTTTTCTCTGTAAGCATTTTCAATTTTTTTGTTGTATTCAAACCATCATACTGGCTCAAATGTTCTTCTCTCGATACCACGTATTGTTCACCAACTTTTCGAAGAGCATTGTTTAGTGCGTCAAAGTGTAATTCGCGAGAATCAATTAGAACACCATCTAAATCAAAAATTACCAACTTATTCATACTTATTAAACTTCCTTAAAATAGAACGAACATCTTCAATATCTTGTGACAATGGCATCTTATGTAGTTCATACTTTTCTGGATTCAAAAAGTATGACATGAGCAATAGACCTTGATCATCGTCAACTAGATTTCTACTCATTAAACTTTCAAGTGATTTCTTCATACTTTCACTAAGAAGATTCCATGCGTCTTTTTGACCGACGAAAACGCCGCCAATTATATAGACTAAGTTATTCAGAACTGCAATGTTTACATCAGTAACCGGATTTACAGGATCTCTATAATTGAAATAGTGCATTTTGTTTTCAGTGAAATCGAACTCCCACTTCTTACTCAATGGTATATGTGCACCATCTCGGCAATAGCCAAAATCAACCCAAGCTGCCCATTCGTTAGTGATTAAATTCTTTTCAAATGCATCTTTAATGTAGAATGCTTTGAGAGACGTTACACCTACGTAGTCTTTCGACCAATATTCAGGATTACGAACTTGATATGGATTGATTCTCTTCAAAAATTCTGGCGATTTTTGAATAGCTTCGATTTTATTTCTCAGATCGTTGTGCGTATTGAAATAGTCATATGCAACTACTTTAACTTTATCGCTTACACTCTTGATAGTTTCAACTAAATCTGGAGAAGTGTAAACAATAATTTCAGTATCAATTTCACACATTCTACGAAAGTGATCCAGATACTTATCAACTGATCTTTGTAAATAGTGTGGTAGTGGTCCACCATTTTTCTGGACGCCTGTAGTCCAGTCACCTCTACCAATGTCAAAAAATGCTGTAACAATAGATATTTTACTCATTTCACGTCCTCATGTTTTGTAGGTGAAATATTTAGGTGCTGTTCCTGTGTTTGTTTTTTCAGTTATGTTTACACCGTACTTTCGGTAGTAAAAATCGGCCCATTCTGGCACACGGTCATATTGATGTACGATAGAGAACGGAACACCGCGATGATTCTTTACGATGCCATTTTCCATATATGGCCTAGGTTCAAGTAGGAATGGTCCGTACTTGTCCAGTAGATCAGGTTTGTTCGTCACATGAGCATTCAGAGCCCAAGCATCTATCAAACCTGTTTTTAGGGTTATGCTATTCCAAGGCTCAAAAGAGAGTAGCATATTATATGCTGCTTGATCGGCAACCCAATCTGGACGATTCATCGACATTTGAAATAACGAAAAACAAAGGTCTTTAATATATTTTGAATGACCAGCTAAAACGCCAACATTGAAGACCTCATTATCTTTAACGGAATCGTAGAAATATGGACCAAAATTTTTCAGTATATTATCTCTATTCCATTCTTCATCTTTGATAAGTATGGATTCAGATTGAGCAATGATAAAATCAACAAATCCTGGACTTAAATGATGGTGTAATTTCTCAAATGGATTTTTTTGAAAGATGACATCACGAACATCTGTTGAGATAACATATCTATAATTCTGATATGTATCTTTTAGATAATCGAAGATATAAAGGAATCGAAGCATATGAATACGCATATTCTTTAAATTATGTGCCGGAATAACTTTTACTCCAGCATTCACAATATCGCGCACCAAATCTTCTTTTGCATCGATAGCAATTAGAACAATATCACCATCGAATTTTGTTTCTTTAATCGAATAGATCCAAGGCTTTAAAACTTCGAATTCAAAGTTGTTAAAAGCGCCAATAATTAAGTCTTTCTCCACGGATATTCTCCATTCATTTTTCGATTCATAATCTCATTACCTTGCAGAAAGAATTCTTTTTGAACTGAATCTTTTCTGCTTGCAACTCTATAGTTGACTGTGTACATACCATTTGTATTGAATTCATTGAAATTCTGCATCATGAATGCAGACAGAATTCTATCAACTTCCGGTTGTTCTTGCGGATGTCTCGCTCTTCGATACCAGTAGGGAGAAAATGCAATCGCAGCCATTTTCGGTATCATGAAACAATTAACATCAATAAAATTGTCATTCAGAACAGACTTCCATCTACCTAATGATTCACAGTCATCATTACATATATATTCGCCTTCTTGTGAGACAATTTTTCGCAGCGAATATGCCCATTTGTTTCCTGCTTTAATTGTTCCAATCAACGATTCAATGTGATTGTCTTCGTACCAATTATCTTGGTCAAGGAAACAAATGTAATCACCTTCAGCAATGTATGACATTGCGCCATAGATTCTGTGGCCGTTGTATTGGTCGTAACCAGTATTATGTGGAAGAGAGAATGCTATTGAACGTGTTACACCGTCCATGAGTTGGGTGGCTCTGACACCATACTTGTCGAAGCCATCAACAACAACAAGATGTTGTATATTATCGTATGTTTGTCTCTCGATTGATTTTAGTGCATCTTTTAATTGGTCACTAGCCGTAGTTGGCGTAATCACTGTCACTTTTGGATTCATTATAACTCCTCTATTATAACTGCACTCCTAATTTATGTTTAACTTGTTTGAACGAAGATTTATTTCTATAAACATAATTTGTTGATGTTGCCATTTTTTCAGCACGAATCGTGTTTTCTATTCTAAGTTTTGGCACACCTTTAGTGAAGGAAACTTTAATGATATTCAAGTTTTGAAAAGCCTGTTCCATAATATAATCAAAATCGAAATCAACTTTTGAAATAAAATCTATTAATCCATAAACTAAATTTGTAGCTGTATAGTCCAACTCACCAGATTTATATTTCTTTATGTCTTCTGCGGTTATATTTTTTAAACCACTTGTAATGATATATTCATTTAGAAAACGATTATATGCGTCAGTGTCGGATAAATTCAACTCTTTTAACTTTTTTTTTCTATTGTTTTCAATTATTTTTGCATCTCTAATTAAATCAACAGTCGAAAATATTTTTTTCAAGTTATTTGTTTCGGCGCCAAAGTTCTTATTCATAACATTTTCTCTTAGTATCTGTTCAAATGCAATTAAGACTCCTTGAAACATTTTATATTTTCCTAAGTTTTTAAGGACTATGAGTTCTTTCTCATAGCCCTTAAAATCAACATCATCTTCCATATTTTTAATTCTTTCATAAATCAGACCAGAAGAAAGTGTATTTGTTGCACCGACAGCCGCTTTTACACTAAATCCATGGTGACACTCATTTTTAATGAAAAAATCATACACCTCATAGTTTTCTCTTACAGGAAATACTATATTATTAATGCAATCTACATTTTTACTTTTCAAAAACTTAACAGCGAGTATCGGTGATATGAGTTCACCGAATTCGCTGTTAAGTACTTTAACTGTCATTTTTTTATTCATCATACTTTCGTATAATGATTTTAATTCAGCCTCAGTAATTAAACCGTTCATATAATCGACCACACCTGTTAGGTATGGTCGATGAACATCTTTAATACGTTTTGCAGTATTAATTCTGTCTTTCAAGATGTTTGAGTATTCATCAACAGAAAAAACCCAAAACATATCATTGTCATTTCTTATGAGCGTAGAAATACTTTTAGACTTGAAAACTTTATAAACATCTTTAGGTTTAAACATTGAAGCCTTTACATTTATTTGACTCCCATATTTATACCTTCAACGAAGAAAACTTATTGCTAACATTTCTTTCTCTTGTGCCAAACGAATTTAGTGGTTTATCTTGAATTTTACCGGAATCAACAATGTCATTTTGTGCTGATTGTTCTACGTCATAAAGACGCATCTTTGCACGATCAATACCGAGAACAAATCTTTTGTGACTAGTTGGATCCGAATAACGATTCTTGAGTTGTTTTACCATGATCTGATTCATGTTCTCAAGTTCTTCAGAAGAAATCAAAGCAAACATCAAATCAGCAGTAGCGGGCAAACCGAAAGATTCACTTGTATCTTCGAGTCCAGGATCAGATGAAGTAAAGCCGCTTCTTGTAGTTTGTGTAGCACTCACAACAGGTACGTTATATTCGACTGCAAGACCACGCAGTTCTTCAGCGATTGCTTTCACATAAGTATAAGAATTCACATTTGAACCTGGCTTAATACGCGACGAACAACAAATATTCAGATAGTCAATGAAGATGATATCTGGAATAAAGTTCTTCTTCAAATTCAATTCGTTAAGCAATGTACGAAAGTGAGTTGAAGATGCAGAGGCTGTTGGGTATTCTTTGATGATCAACTTACCAACAGTCATATCTTTCACACGCTTGATTTTCTTATCATACATTTCCCTTGACAAGTCCATCAGACTATCAAGAGAAACGTTTAGTAGATTCGCGTCGATACGTTCTGCGATCTTTTCTTCAGCCATTTCCATCGTGATGTATAGTACATTTTTACCCTGAACTAAACATGCAGATGCAACGTGACACATAAAGAGTGATTTACCGACGCCAGTACCAGCGAGTGCGATATTCAAAGTCTTGGCAAGCAAACCACCCTTTGTGATCTTGTTGAAATACTCCAGGTCAAACGGAATCTTTTCTTCCTTACGATGATAGAAATCAAATCTTTCATCGTAGTTTTCGAGATAATCGTGACCGACAGAATTATCGAAACTCACAGCAAGTGCATCAGAGAGAATCTTTGGAATAGAACCCTTATCGAGGGTTTTATCTTTCCCATCAAGAATGTGAATAGAATTCAAAACTGCATTGTATACAGCTTTTTCCTGACAGAATTTTTCTGTTTTGTCAATCAGCCATTCTATCTTTGATTGCTCATCTTTTAATGCTGACAATTTAGCCATGTATTCCTGAAAAGATTCATACTCTTCAGAAGTCATGTTCTTCTTATCTTGCATAGAGATGACGATTGATTCAATCGTCGGCGTACTGTTATACTTTTCTACGAAGTTTTCGACTTCTTTGAAAATGTATTTCTCAACCTTCTCCGAGAAATACTCATCCTTTAAAAAGGGCAACACCTTTCGCAAATACTCATCGTTGAATATTAGATTTTTCAGTATTGTTTGTTCCAGTTTCATCCTTAAGTCCCTTATCAATTTTTTGAGAAATCACACTCATCAAAATATCACCTATGAAATTTTTGAATTCTGTGTTTTTTTCCAGTTCTTCTTTCACCAGCGGCGTATCGTAGATATTATAATTGAAACTTACGTAAACTTCTTCATTTGCCTCTTCTTTGATCGAAACACTGCCATAACCATACACAGTGTCTTTAAAATCACCGCTCAAAATTTTTATCTGTAGGTTTTTACTTACGTCTTCTGGAATAACATACATCCAATCGACGTTTTCTTCAAGTTCATTGTACATCTTCTGTCACTCCTTCTTCTTCATGTTGCATGATGTCACTTGATGCAACTCGGTATCTGTTGCGAACGAATTCATGAAATGATTTGTCTTCTAAAACTGAAGCCCAAAATTCTTTTGTATTTGTTTCTTTTTCACGGTATTTCTTTTCTTCAATTTCGCCGGTACTCGGATTCATCTTCGAATACCAACCATTGCTAGGCTTGAAAACATGTCCGGATTCGAGTGCAAGATCAAGTAGACCAGACCACTTGCTAATACCGCCATCGAAAGAAACAGTAACAGGTATCTTAGATTTCTCTTTAACATACCTCGACTTTTCGACATTGATGATAAAATTATATCCAACAATTTCTGTACCTTCCTTTTCTTGTTGACGACCGATAATGAAGATATTATCGGCTGAGTAATAACTTCCTGTGCCGCCACCAACGATATCTTTCGGGTACAATCCGATTTCTTTGTATGTGTGATTCACAACAATCATCGGAATATTTTTCAGAGTCAAGTGTGGCGTCACCATACGAAACAGAGATTTCATTTGTTTCGCTCTAGTCATATCAGCAGCAGACTTTTGCTCTAGAGCATCTTCGACTTCTTTCTTCGAAGCAAGATTACCGATTGAATCGATGACAATGATAAGCTTATCACCACGTTCAACGTTTGTTATCTGATTCATGATATCAAACTTCAACTGTTCAATATCAGTGATTGGTGCATGTAGGACTCGATTCATATCGATTTTAAACGAGTCGAAATAACTTCTAGGTGTTCCAAACTCTGAGTCATAGAAAAGCAAAGCCGCGTCGCTGTACTTGTCCATGTAAGATTTAGCCATCAGAAGCGAGAATGCTGACTTGAAATGCTTTGATGGTCCTGCCCACATTGTCAGACCTGGAGTTAATCCACCCTCAATGTCACCGCTCAATGCTACGTTAATAATCGGTACACTTGTTGGAATCATGTCCTTGTCAGTGAAGAACTTCGATTTCGAAAGTATCGATGCTTCTTTAATGCTTGTATTCTTCTTAATTTTATCTAGTATGCTCATATTTTTACCTCAATCAAATAGTGAATTAGTTTTTTCTGTTGTCCAGCCGATACAGTCGAGTACAATCTTAATAGGATCTAAGAATGTCTTTTCGAACTGAGTTTCATAATCGATATAATTCTGTAGCTCAAATTCCACAGGAAGTCTATTCGAAAATGACACGACATAATCTTTGAACGGATTTGGCTGCTTTAGATATGTGAACTTGATCTTCTCGCCATCTTTGATGTACGGATACTTCTTGTCAAGACCTCTCTCTTTGAGATAGTGATTATACAACAAAGCGCCTCTAACATGAAATGGTGTACCCTTTTTATGTAGGGAAACTTTATCTGCGTACTCTGCCAAGCCGTTCACGCCACGAGGAAAAGAAATCTCTTCAACTGGCAATTTCTTGAATTCTTCCCTGAAGTTTGCAATGAAATCGTGCATATCAGTTTCAGTCTTTTTCATGATAATGTCAAGACAGTCTTTCATCTTCTCACGCACTGATGCAGGTGTAGAAGACTTGACCATTTCAAGACCCATGACTTTCATATCAGGTTCTTCGTACTGAACGCCTTCGTTGTTGTATACGTGCATAATGTAACGCTTCTTAGCAGTCCAAATGCCTTTGTCTGCAAGACCTTCACGTTTCATTTGCATTTTCTGATCGAATGCATTTACATAGTCAGATAGTTCTTTGAACGACTTGTCAATATATGGCTGCAATTTCGTTTCACAAACACGATCCATGAATTCAATTACTTTTTGTTTAGGCATAGAAACAACTTTGTCAACGCCGTAAACTTTCAAAACCAATTCATTCAATCGCAAGTAAATTGAATCTGTGTCAGAAGCAATCACATAATCAACATTCTCAGATGAGAGAAGTTTATTCATGTATTCATTGATCTTCTTTTCGATCCAACGAATGCTTAATTGACCAGCAGTAGTGACGGCAAGTGCCATTCTCAGATCATAGAATCTGAAGTATTGAGAGCCTAGAGCGCCATAAGCTGAGTTGAGTGAGACTTTTTTAGCGAGTTGTAGATTATTGTATCGAGCAACTTTCTTTTCAATTTCAGTCTTCTTGGCTGGATCTTTTTCGTTCTCTTTCTCTTGCTTTGCTGCAAGCATCATTTTCTTGAACTTCTTACGATCTTCATACATTTCTTCCATCATCTTGGGTAGAAATCCCTGAAAATCAGTTCTAAAGAATTGCCCATTTGGCGTCAAAGTGGCATCAAATAATGCACTTGTGTCTACTTCCTTATTCAGTAGTTTCTCGACATTCACGCCTTCAGAAATGATGTTTCTTAGCGTATGTGTATAGTTCTCAGTCTCAATCAAAGTCTCAGGCGAGATATTGTACTGCATCAACAAATGTGGATACAGTGAGTTTAAGTCGAAACTCGCAACCCATTCATGCATACCAACTTGTGGATCTTTGACAAATGCGCCTTCAAACGCTGCATCTTTTTCTTTAATTATTCTCGGCGGAACAACAATACTCTTTTGCATCAAATGATTATACGTGAGTGCATCCCACATTCTAGTTTGCGCGAAAACATCATTGTAGTTTGTTTTAGTATCATATGCAAGAGTGAGAGCAAGTTCGATGAGACGAAGCTTGTCTTCCATCTTGATAAGAAGATTAACGTCTCTGATGTTATACTCAATGAACTTTTGATAGTTCAACTTATACAGTTGATGCAGATTCTCATATTCGGAGTAGTCGATCTTCTTTTCACCGAGTTCGAAGTTTGCAATATGATCAAGTCTGTAACTTTCTTGCGACTTACCATTCGGTGAATACCACTTATACAATTCTAGATAATCTAGATCGCCAACGCCGACAAGATCATACACTTTCAAACGCTTGTTCATCACGAACGCTTCACGTTCACTGATCATATTCCACGGCGAAAGCTTCTTAGTTTCATCTTCACCAAGAACTTTTCGCATACGATTCACAAGATAAGGAATATCGAAGAACTTTGTATTCCAGCCAGATTGAACATCAGGATAGTTATCAACCCAGAATTTCAGAAAGAACTTGAGTAGATGATATTCATCTTTACACTTTGTGTATTTCTCTTCACCTTTTGTTTGATAGTCGCCGCAGCCCCAAACAAATGTAGCGCCGTTTAGAAACGTTAGTGAAATAGCAGTAACTGGCTCTTTTGCTTCATACGGATCAGGGAAGCCATTTTCTGAGCCAACTTCAATGTCAAACAAAGCAATAACGATATGATCAACATTCCAGTCGATCATACTCTTATGTTCATCACCGATGAATGCGTATTCGAAACGATCTTGACCATAGATCGTTTTGCCAGAGACATCTTCAAACTGCCTCAGATATTCTTTTGCTTCTCGTATCGAACCAAACTTATGTGGCTTGAGAGATTCGTTTTGCAGTGTTCGATAGCCAGTCTCTGTCTTGTTCTTTTCATACAGAGTTGGCTGATATGGAATCTTAGTCTTGACACGACCACCGTCAACAACACCTCGATAGAGAATGTTGTTACCGATGCATTGTACGTTTGTGTAGAATTTACTCATTCAGTGATTAGCCTTTTAGATGGTGTAATTATTCCTGATCCGAAAGTTTGATTGTAATTGAAAGTAATTTCTTCAGCAGGCTCATAAGTATACACTACATGAAGAGGTTCTACAAGCACAGTGCTATTCATTGTTTGGTCTGAAAAAGTAGGAAACGGAACAAAACCAATTGAAGGTTGTGATCCTGCCATCTTCGGCGGCATGACTCTGATTTGTACAGGATTCTTGAGTTGAATCCGATTATCTGGTGTACCAGAAACATCAGCAATCACTTCTTCGCCCGTTACGAGCTTAATACCTTTAATGTTCATTATTATTCCTTTGTATTAAAAAAGAAAGTTTGAAATAAACGACCATCAAATTGGTCCTTACCAAAACCTGGTAGTATTGATCGATGATAATATTCGCCGCGATACATGATGAGTCGATTGAATACATTAGAGATTCGAACAATTTCATCCCAATTGGAAAGATCAGGTTCTGCACTTAAATCTGTATCTTTATTGTTTCTATCGAACAGTGAAATCTTCTTTTGTTTATGTTGATAGATTGCAGTACCGGCTTCTAGCGGTGCGTTTGGTGTCAAATAAACAACAGCAGCCCAGTTAGTAGGATCATAATGTACCCATGTTTGGTCTGATTCTGTTGTATATTGGAATGAACTGTTGTATATAGTTGGCCACCATGTGATTTCTTTACCCAGCAATTTTTCAAAGATTTTTCTTGCATCTGAAAAGTAGGGTTCTGGTACAACGTCTGTTCTTCGTCCGGGAAAATTACCAGTCACATGAAACTTACATGACAGTGCGAAATTTCTTACATCATGTGGATTACCGTAAAAATTATCAATCATAATAAGTGATGGTGTCATTTTTGAGACTCCTCTAAATTATACGTATAATACAATAGATCATCTCGTTTGTCAATAAAAATAAAGGCATTTTTTATAAATAATATTGGAAGAGAATGGAGGAAAAATGTTTAAAAAATTTTTATTCTTAGCACTCTTTGTTATGTATACATTGGCATCTGCACAAACCGATGTAATTACTACAGATTCTACTACTAGAAGCACGAATAACAGCACTAGTACAAGTAGTGTAGATTCTAAAACCACTTCTGTTACAGAAAGTACAATTAGAACTCCTCCAAATTCCGCGATATCACCATCTATAAGTGTGATGAATAATGATATTTGTACAACGGGTGTCAGTGGTGCCGTTCAAACACAGATTTTAGGTATTTCTAGTGGTTCGACGGTTCGTGATATGAATTGCGAAAGACTTAAATTATCAAAAACATTATATGATATGGGAATGAAAGTTGCTGCAGTAGCTTCTCTATGTCAAGATGAACGTGTTTTTTCTGCCATGATGAATGCTGGTACACCATGTCCATTTGATGGGAAAATTGGTGAGGAAGCTAAACGTCTTTGGGATGCTAATCCCAAATTAAAACCAAAAGCAGAAGAGACATCAAATGTTAGCTGGAAAAAAGTTTTGTCTGGTCTTTTTAGTATTATTGCTGTTTTCGCAATTTTCTAATTCGCAAACAATAGTCAAAAGACTTCCACAATACGGTTTGTATATTGGTGGAAATGTTATGTTTTCACCCGGCGATGGGTTTGTATTTGGCAAAAAAGGCGGAAGTTTTACCAACACATATAATTTAAACAATAGTATTCCTGAATCATACAATTCATATTCTTTAAATTATGGTTGGGAATATAATGTATCGAACAGTGGATACGTTTTGAAAGCTGACGTAGAAATCACTTCTACTAGCGGTAAAGTTATATATGAAAATCAAATTCAATATAATGAATCTTCGGGTTTCGTGAAGAAAGATTATAGTTATCAACTAGTTTCAGGTGAACAGTTGAGCGGTTTAAAATTAACATTTTCAACTAACGCTAATGATAAAACTAGTAATTGGTCCGGTCCAAATGTACGAAATATTTACGCAGAGATGGTTTATGAGAAGGACTTATGCTCAATTGATCCACTAAGCAGTAGAGAATGTGGTGGTTATTCTAGAGCGTTAATCAATAGAATGTGTTCAATAAATCCACAGTCATCACCAGATTGTGTAGGTTATAAATTACAGATTCCAGAACAGTATTCGCCCATAGCGACAACACAAGATTTACAAAATTATACAGTTGCTGCGCCCGTATTATTAACACCAACATTGCAAAAAACTGAATATTCGTCTGTTCCAAATCAACAACCATCCGGATCAGGATTGAGAACTAATTCAACAACAAAAACTAATCTACGTGTCGATATACAAAAGAAAATAGAAATAGATCCACAAACGCAAATAATGCAAGAGATACAAGGAGGAGGACCTAAGATAGAAACATATACAAACATGAATATAATAGACGCGCCATTTTACAGACCGAGAGATATTTATAAGAACGTCGTAATTCCAGATAACGTGAGAACACAAAGGCAACTGACTCAGAGGTCAAATATTTCTCATGGAAGGATGGTAGATGAACAATATAGAAGATAAAAACATAGACGAAAAAGTAGAAAAAATAGAAAAGGTAGTAGATCCAAATGCAGTCATAACGATAGCTGGTTATAGCTTTACTCCTGCAAAAATAATGATAATGGCTGGTATAATTTCGAGTGCGCTCGGTTTCTTATATGGTGCATTTGAAGTATACAAAGATTATATGGATATGAAGGCAAAGATCACAGAATACGTCGCTCCAGATTTTAGCGAATATGAAAAAAGAATAATAGTGCTTGAGCAGAATTTAGAAAAAGGTGTTGAATATACCCGTGATATAAACAGTAATCTTAAAACTGATTTACGTAATACAGAAAGAATAGTTGAAAATGTGGAAAGGGGTGCTAAAACTTCTCAAAGAGAAGTTGAGAAAGATGTTAACGATGTAAGAAGACAAATCGATCAAGAGATAAAAGAGCTACGCCGTAGCAATGATCAATCTGTAAGAGAAATGCAAAAACAAGTAGATTCAACAGTGCAGAATGTGAATGAACGTGTCAATAGAATTGAACGTGAGACTAGTAGTGAGTTAAGAACTATTCGAAAAGAAGTTGATGATAAAATAAGAAAAGCGATGGATAATCCATTGGCTGATAAATGATGATAGATCCAGTTTCAGCTTTTGCTATTGCAAGTGCTGCTTTTAATGGTATAAAAAAAGCTGTTGAAATAGGAAAAGAAGCAGAAGAGGTATATTCACAACTCAGTAAATGGGCGAGTGCTGCAAGTGATTTATCAGAGGCAATAAGTCAACAGGAGAATAAAAAACTTGGTATTTTTGAAAAAATAGGTTTTGCTAAAAATGAAACTACTGAAGCATTTGATTCTTTTATAGCAAAACAAAAACTGAGGGAAATGGAACAAGAAATCTATCATATGTTTATCTATGGCGATTTACAACATCTCGGAATAGATGGTTATAGAGAATTTGTTCAAACAAGGAGGTTAATTAGAGAAAAAAGGGAAAAAATGATTTACGATCAGATGCGCCGCAGACAGAAATTTTTGCAAAACCTTGGAACTTACGGCCTAGCGTTTACAATGCTTGGGATAGGTTTAGCATTTTTAACATGGTTGTGCATCTTAGTTTATCAAATAGGTTTAGAATCAGGACGCTGGTAAAATAGGAGGTATTAAAAATGTACAAATGCATTTTTATTGTACTAACAGCATTACTATTAACATCTTGTGGTGAAAGATATCGTTATCCATGTCAAGATATGAATAATAAATCAAAAAAAGAATGTTCTTTAGAAAGTTGTAAACACAATAGAGATTGTCCAGATTTATTTAAGGTAGAAGAAGGGTTTAAAGATGGAAAATAACCGATTAACTGCGGAAGAATTATTTGCTAGGCTTAAAGTATTTGTCGGTTGTTGTTTAGCAATAACTCTGATGGGTATTGTTTTTGTGGTTCTTTACAGTATCATATTTGTTACACAGCCACTGGATGCAATTAGCCCAGTCGATTCGAAGTTTTTTGAACTGATTATTCCAATTGCAACATTTTTAACTGGCACATTATCCGGCATAATGCTAGGTACGTCAGGTGATAAAAAAGAAAAGAAGTGTGATAAATGCGGTAGTTAAAAAAAAGCACCCAGTCGGGTGCTTTATTGTTTGGTAGGCTGGGTCGGATTCGAACCGACGACTAACCGATTATGAGTCGGCTACTCTAACCGCTGAGTTACCAGCCCACTGTAGTTACACTACAATATCGTAACGATCCTTCATGATTGCTTTCATCATGATTGCTTCTGGAGTGAAGTTGTCTGCATCACCACCAAGAACACTCACCATGATTGAAGGCGAGAAACCAGACACCAGAGCGGCGCCTCGCTTATCGTGCTTCACAGGAACATTGTCGGAAGCGTTCAAGTTCCAGAAAACAACCTTCGGTACTTCGTACCCTGCAGCAGTGAACTTGCGTTCAACACTCTGCATTGCAGAATCATCATACCTTGCACATTGATCGAATTGCATGTCAGACATGATCAGAAGAACATCTGGCATTTCTTCTTGCGGCACTTTACCACTCTTCGCAACAGAGAGAATCTTCTCAAATGCTGCAATGATGTTGGTGTTCATACCCCAGTTCGAAGTAACCATTTGTTGAATCTTCTGAACAATATTACCCTTCAGATGCATCAGTTGAGGGCTACCTGAGAAAGTCAAGAAAGTATCCTTGAACTTTCCAGTGTTCTTGTCTGCACAGTACAGACCAAGAGAAACCGCAACATCGAGACAGGTAGTTCCGCTCTTAGAGCCACTACCACCCACTAGGCAACCCATCGAACCAGAAACGTCTACCAGAGGTAGAATGTTTGCATCGCCGATGAAATTCTCCATCGATTCCCATTGCTTTTGCAACAGGTCAGTTTCAGTCTTGTTGTAGTTCAGATTGTAACCACCAATCAAACCCTTCAGAACATCATAAGGATATACTGCTCCTGCATTCACCTTGACTTTAGGATTATCACCCTTCACAAGTGAAGCAACATATTCCTTGTACTTTTCAGTGTTTCGATAAAATGCCTTCTTGTAACGAGAATGTGCAAGAGAAGGAACATGAGAGAAGTTGATATCATCCCAGTTCTTTTCACACATTTGAGTTTCAACAACCTTGGTCAATTCGACCAAAGACTTACGATAAAACTTAGGCGACATACCGAAGAAATTGCGAATTTCTACAGCAGTCTTACCTTGGCGCGGAGTCCACTTTGCAGCAAGACCGTTTCGTTCACGCAGGGCATCACCAAGCATGGTGTACGCTTCAGCCTTTAGAGCATCAGTCTTGAAGACAAAAATGTCATCCCAGCGACCAATTTCCGGAATCTTACGAAGAAGAGCCTTTGCTGCAGCAGCATCATGCTTTTCTAGATATGCAAGAATGTCACGGAAGATTTGGCGCTCACCAGAACCACCACGAACATCGCGAACCCATTGAGCAATACGAAGTGCAACTTCTTTATTCTCAACATAAGCAGCAACGAAGTCCTTGGTGATATCCTTGCCACGCGAGGCACCGATCTTGTAGAAAAGATCGACACAAGCAGAAGCAGTGGACTTGCGCGCCTTCATACCGTTAGTGGTACGAGATTCTTGGTTCACAACAGCATTAACGAAAGTGTTCATATCATACTCCTTTTTTTTCAACAGGTTAATTTACGTTTTAGATTATCAGTCTAATGTATTGAGTTTGCGGAACTTAACCTAAATTCGCATACAACAGGATAGCTTTCTACTTTTTGATTCAAGTGAGAAATCGAAACTCACGTCCTAGTTTTAAAGTTTTGCTGTAACTATCCTAAATCTTTTTCAATCTCAATGAAGAGATTGTAGCAAGTTGAGTGTAATGTGTCAAGAACTTTTTTCTCTTTGGTACCCAGGGTGGGACTCGAACCCACAGAATCCTGCTTTTGAGGCAGGCACGTATACCTATTCCGTCACCGGGGCAATTTGGTGCCGCCTCCTGGAATCGAACCAGGTCTTGGGGATTTTCAGTCCCCCGTACGCACCAGCTATACCAAAGCGGCTTTTTGGTGCTCTCAACAAGAATCGAACTTGTAATACAGTCTTACCAAGACTGTGTTATGCCACTTAACTATGAGAGCGAAAAACAACAGGATGCAGTGTCTAAGCCGGGACTCGAACCCACGACACACCCCCAGCGGGCCGGCCTGCAAAAATGGGTGCAGAAGTTTAGTTTTGCTGTAATCATCCTAATATTTGGTGGAGATGCCGGGATTCGAACCACGGACAAGCCCTTTGACAGAGGGATAGCTTTAGTTTTGCTGTAACAATCCTGTACAGGATTG